CCAGCCGCAGCCGCACCGGCACCAGCCGCAGCCACACCGGCTTCAGCAGCGCCAGCCGCAGCCACACCGGCCGCCCCAACGAGAGGGGCAATAAACGCAAACGCCATGACTCATACCTCCGGTGCTTTGAGAAGTTGCTCTTGTTCAAGTGTATCAACTAGCGCATTCCAAGGTTTGATACCCCGGTCAGCATCAGGACGCCATTCAGGACGACCGAATCGTGGGGTAGCAATGAGGGCAGTGGGTACGCCTTCCAAGAAGGCGGCACGAATAGCAGCAGGGTCACTGTCCATGTAGAGCATGACCGGCCAACCTTCGGACTGCATTTCCCGAATCTTGCTGACCTTCCAGTCGACCGGCGACAAGATGGTGGTGTCGGGCCGAGAGAACACGGACCCGTAACCGGTGTAATGCTCCCGTTTGAGCCATTCCCTAGCGAGCGCAGGACTTGGGTCCGTGGAGAGAATGAGTAACTGAAACTGGGACCGGAGGGATTCATAGAGAATCCGTCCAGTCTTCGTGGGCGGCGAGGCTTTGAGGTCAGACCCCTCCACCAATACACCTTCCAAGGAGATGATGGCGAGCGGGTTCACACTGCCCCAAAGTAAGTAACAAGGTTTGCTATGTCAGTAGTCGACAAGGATTTCTGCCAAATCGCTACGGCTACCACTTCAAGGTCATCGTATGCACCACTAGTGCCGCCAATCTTGACAGTGGCAGCGTTAGAAATAGCGCCCACCGAGGAATCTGTGATCGGGCCACCGCCCAGAGTATTGCTGTAGTAATGAGACAATCGGTCAAGCGATACGTCCCTTACTCCCGTAATAACCTTCAAGTCGCCCATTGCAAAGGTAGTGGCGGAGCCAGCCGTATTCGTCCCGGTCGGTACCGTAGTACTTGGAGCGCCTACGGTGAAATAGGTTTTACCGTTTGCGGTGTGGTTCAACAGCGCATAGCCGGTTACACCGCTACCACCAGCAACTCCAGACAGTTTGTCAAAGATACGTCCAAATGATGGCTGTGTACCCCACTGGCGCAGCACGACGACGAGCGAGAATGAATCCGTCGCCCCAAAGTTCAACTTATTGGCGTTGACGACGGACAGACCAGTTCCAACAGTCCAATACGATCTGGCTGTCCCATCAATGTAACTTGCGCCGCTGTCGTCATGGCCTGCGGCGTCCCAGTAGACGTAGTTGGTACCGCTGTACCCTTCCCGAACACGGGCACCGTAAAACTTTCCAGTGCTGTAGGAAATAGTGCTACTCCCACCGATTCCAACGTCGGCAGTTCCCTGCCACATGGTTCCAGAAGTACCGGTTCCAGACCCCGAGGGAACCGCAGTCCAAGTTCCCGGTTCGGTGGTGTTTGTTCCGGTGTCGGCAGCGTACTCCATTGTCCAAGCGCCGGTACTAGCGGTGCGGCGAAAGCGAATCCAGTAAGTAACACCGTCCGTGAACGGTAGAACTCCTGAGGAAAGTGGTACTGATGTGGAACCGTCAAGAGTGAAATAGAAGTTGAGGTTCCCTGTAGCACCTACAAACAGGTAGTACGACCACTGGCCGGTTGCTCGCTTTACAACCAAAGGCTGGTTAGAGCCGCTAATCCATTGATCAAGTGAGCAACGGATGACAATCTCAATATCTCCAGATACGTTGCCCTTGGTTTCGATTACGTACGCTGAAGTTGCGTCTGGAGTGGTGGTCCAAGCAGTGCTGACGATCAGCGCCGTCGCCGCATTTGAAGCAATGTTCCGCACCTGACCGACACCCGTGCCACCAGTAATACGTACGGCCCTGTTCTGGTAACCATTGACGGTCCACGCCTTTGTCGTGTCGGTCAACGTAGTGGTAGTTCCAGCCGTGGCCGTACCAGTCACATAGGAGGCATACGGGCTTTGCACAGCGCCGACTGCCGAAAGGGTCCTAACGTATGCATTTTCAGGGTCATACACGACTTCAAGGTAGTCGTCGGTGCCGAACAGCAAGATCGGTCGGGTAACGGCGACCGACTTGCGGCCCGACGTGGCCCGGTTGATCGTGACCGTGGCGGCGTTTGCTGACGACTCCGTGAACGTGGTCTGTGCGCCACTGGTGATGCCGGTGGTGAAGTCGGCGTCGAACACGGTGGTGCCGCCGATGCCGTTGCGGACGATGGCACGGTAAAACTTGCCTGTTGCAGGTGAACCTGTGTCCGTTCGCGACCCGACAAACAGGTTGGCCGTGCTTGCAAACACGCTTGTCACACCTGCGGTCGTGACCACAGTACCGATCGGCGTCCACGTCACCAGATTGGGCGACGTGTAGAACGTCACATCATGCCCGCCCGCCCCGTTGTCCACGTCCAAAGTGGCACGAACGTACGTCGCCGTGCCATCCGTCGTGGTCATGGCGACGGTTGAGTTACGGGTGAGGATCGTTGTCCCATCCGCTGACCAGCGGAGTTGGACGAACCCACTAGGCGCGATGAGAAGTTCGTACGAATACGTGCCTGCACCAAAGAACTTGGAGATAAGCACGTTGGAAGCAGCGGGTGTCCAGTCGTCGAGGGCGCACCACGCAATCAAGTCAAGGTCGCCCGTGATGTCAAGGGCAGCCGAGTCGGGTGTTGAGGCGTAGTTCCCGGCTGCGCCGGGCAGGTACAGGTAGTTCGTGCCCGTATGCGTCAGCAGTGCCGGGTCGAACGAGTCGACGCCAGTCGTGCTGCCGAATCGGGCGTTGTAGGCAGAACCTGCGGTGCCCAAGTTGGTGAGTGCGCCCGAGGAAACCGACGAACGCTGGGCATCAATCCAGAGCAGTGCGGAAGAAGAGGCCGGGCTGTAGTCAAGGTTTACGGACGCACTGTACGCAGTTCCTGCACCAATCGGGGCACCCGCAAACAGCAAGTCTTCCCCGTTGTTCACCTGTGCAAAGGCGGGCATTGCTTCCCCTCGACCAGCGGGTGGCGGGAAAGAGAAGGCATACGGGGGTTTGATGGGGTCTGGGGCGGACACTCCCGGCGGATACCACGTGCCAAACCGGAGATTGGAACGGAACAAAGTCGGGTAAAGCGGAGTCAGAATCGGCTGAGTCTGCGTGGAACTGGGCACCACTCTGGTAAGAACCCCATCTTGCGCCACGGCGTACGGCCCCGCTGTGCCGGTAACCCCTCCTCCCCCCGAAGGCATACCCGCCAATGACCGAACGCTGCTGATCTTGGCCCGCATCTTCAGCCCGTCATTCTCCCCGGTAGCCGGGTTTACCCAACTGGCGTAGGCATACGAGATGATCTGGATGCCCACACCGTCGTTGGGAACTGAAAGTGTGTCGATGGCAGCCCAATTGAACCCCGACCGGAGCGCCGATACCTTGATAAGGCGGGCCAAACCACGCTTCGACACGTCCTGCTGCTGGTAGTAGTACGGCGTTATGGCTTCGATTACGGAGATATTGACCGAGTCAACGGACAAGTTGCTGCCGCTTTGTTGGAGCCAGTCCTGCACATCGGAGGGGTCAGCAAGTTCCAAGAACCTTCGGGGGTCAGGGATGTCGGCATCCCGCACGTAGGCAAAGAACGGAATACTGATTGACGTCAGTCCCAGTGTTTCTGCGCGAGCAATCTCTGTCTGGATGTACGACTTGAACGGGTCGATTTCCACGTCGTTTGGTGGAGTTCTGGTGTCGCAACTCAGACCCTCTGTGGAGTCGATGAAAAGCACCCAGTCATCGTTGGAATAGTTCCAAGCGGCATCGGCAGCGGCAAACTGTGCCTGACGCCACCCCACAGGGTCCGAGAAATAGTCAACGCCGAGCGAAAGGAACTTTGTGGTTTGGTTCCGCTTGACCCATTCCGTTACCCAGTACCGACAGTCCCCACTGTTCGTGTCGGTAATGAACAGGTCGTTCACAAAGTTGGAAGTCCACGGGACACTCTTACCGATGTCTACATCCAGTGCGCCGAACGGCGCTCCAACAATGCCGTGGATCATCGGGTACTGGACTACCGCCAAACCGGACGGGGAACTCGAGTCACCCACAGACGTGGCCGTAAGGGTCGTCAAACCTTGGTTAGGGAAGTTGATATTCCCCGAAAGCACCCTAGGAGTGTTGATCTGAGCCAGCGTCAACAGATCAGCAGAAACTCCCGGCTTTCGGAACAAGATGATCCCGCCGATTTCAGGTGATGTCACCGAAGTATCGGTAGCAACTCCTTGTCCCCCGCTGTGCGTGTAGCCCCATTCTGTGCCGGTGTACGACATGTAGTTGGGGAACAGCCCCATACCACCGTTAGTGACACTCACTTCAGTGGCCGACACCAAGGAGAAAGAACCGTTGTCGTCAACCATTGTCCCTTGGATGATGGACACAGTCCCAGACTGGTCGATGACCAAGGCGGAGAATGTTCTGATTCCGACAGATTCTGCTGACGCAATGTAAATACCCGCTGCCCCATTGCCGCTCACATGGTCAACAGCCCCTGTAAGGCTGAAGGGGTGGGGGAGAGTGGAGTGGTATTCAGCAAAGGTCGTTTCAAGCGGCTCCTGCGTGAGCAGCCAAGCATCGCTAGAAATGATCTGCTCTACGGCCATAGCCATACCTCCACCGAAAGACTAGTTCACGCCCTGCGCTTGTAGATGTTCCCGGGCCGGTTGTCCTTGTACATGCCCTTACGGCGGCGCAGTTCCACGTTGACGTAGGTCTGCTGGAAGGGACAGATGTAGCACAAGTACTGCCGGAACTTATTGGGGACCCGCACTACCTGACCGTCACCAGCATCATACTGAGCAGGACCGATGCGCTTGTTGTCAGACATGTAGTCACGGCATCCGGTGGTCGTATCAGGGTTACCGTGGTCGTTGTAGCACTTGAGCGCAGCAGCCTTGTACTCATCCGACTCTTGATAGAACTGGCCGGTCTGCTTCTGCAACTGGTCCTTGATCTTGGTGACAATGTCGACTGAATCCCAAGTGCGCTGGTCAACGGCCATCACTTGGATGACACCCGAGAAACCGAGTTGGTTGTCGTCGTAGTGGTGGCGGTGCTTCTCAGTGAAGTCTTCCAGCACCGGGTCGTATGCCGGGACCATCACCGGAAGCCCGGTGTCGTCACGGAATACAAAGTCTTGTCCGTTCTCCCATTGAACACGGGCAGGAACCATTTGTACGCCGTGAGGCGGGTCTGGCATACGTACAAGGATGTGACAATGATGGCAAGTGACCAGCCGGGGCATTTGATTCTCCGATGAGTAGGACGATTAGTCGTGGAAGTCGTTGTCGAAACGCTCAGTGCGCGTCTCACGTTGACCGAGGACGCGCGTAGCGTAGTTCCACACTTGGTCGCTGAGTTCTGGGTCGTCCAGCACTCTAAGGTCTGCGACCTGCTGCATATGCATGCGGCGAGTCAACGGGTCAGCACGAAGGGCGCGATTCTCGTTCCAACCATACTGAAGGAGGCGTTGGGCTACCTTTCGGCCTACAGCCTCATGAGGGTCCGTACCGGGGCTGTAACCGCCGGTACGGTTGGCGAAGTGAGCCTGCGAGGGCGTTTGAAATGGCGTCCATGCCGTGTTCTGAACACGACGAGATGGCTTCATCGCTTGTAATGCTCCACGTACTTGCCTGCGTGGCAGGAGCAATCGGTAGCGAACTTCGGGTCACGATGCTGCTCCACCTGAGCAAAGATCGGCCACGACATGCGCTCCGTCGGGACGTTGCCGAGGACACCACCCCGGTCAGGGATGATGCTCATGTAGGACGAGTCGATAGTGCCCTGACTGAACTCGCCGGACATGGATCTGGTCTGGTTGACGGCCACAGTGATACCTCCGTATCAGAAGTTGCATGATGTAACAGTACCACTACGACGACCGCCGTGGGAGCCGCCCACCAACCGAGCGTGCCCACGCGTCACCAGCGTCGGTTCTGTCGGCGCTGTGCTTCGGGGCAGGGATTCGGGGGTTCTCAGCAGCAACGATCTTGGCGTGCTGAAACAGGGAGGTGGCTATACCTTGGCGCTGAAAGTCCTCGTGGACATCCACGTCACCAATCTCGTGGCGGTTCCAACGGAGGTGACCGATGCGGTCACCCCCATGCGTATGTGCCGCCACTTCGTGGGCTGGGATGCTCCCACCGTTATCAACCGGGGAGTACACAATTTCCCCAAAGTCGGCACTCCAACGACGTGGGCCTCTCATAACCCGTGCTTGTTCCAAGTAGGAAACAACCGACGATTTTCGCCGATTATGGCCCCAAGTTGCTGTCTAAGGGCCAAATGTTCCTTGAACTGATCGGGATTGAGGCTCATAATGGCATATGTGACAAGGTCGGGGCCGATTTTGGAGTAGTTGACTCAAATCCGGGCAACGGAGTGTCCAAACTGCGAGGGGTGTCCATTTTGGGGGTTCCTCCATCAGTTTGAGCCGTTGCAGGTTCAATTCGCTGACCGAAATCGTCGTGAGCCTCACCTTCGGCGTTGTATTGCACCCAGTTAGGGGTATTAAACTCGTGCCAGTTGATGTGTGGAAGGGTGCCCTGAACCCAACCGCCCTTGTGTCTAGGGGTGGGAGTCCAATGAGTGTCAGTTATCTTCTGTGAATCGACTGTCCGAGGGGCAGTCTGCTCCGTATAAGATTCTGGCCATTCAAGATTCTTACCGATAGGCACAACCGGACGGCTATTTGCATGGTTAGTGTCCAAGGATTGGTGACCAACAGGAGCGGTTTGGTACACGCGCGGGCGTCCCTGACCCCTTCCAGTGCCACTTGCGTATCCCCACGCCTCCTCTTCTAGAGGTGTGAAATACGTTTTGTCAGTCAACGCTATTCCTGCCGCGTCCGCACCCGTTGATGCTGAAGGTTTGATGTCTCCTGAGATGTCTGCTTTGGTCCCATGGAACCCCATTGACAACGGAGCAGGGTTGTTGACGTTCATCCATTTGAACTGTGTCTCATTCAGACTCATACAAATACCAACCTTCTCCCTTTGAACTGTGTCTTATCGCATTTTGAGCCTTCAAGTCGGGCGCTCACAGGTAGTCCTGACTTGATTCGTTGATCCAGTCATGAAGTCGGCGCTTTACGCCTTCCGGGTGCCGGTCTTCATCCTGCATGTGCAGGGCCTCTACTGGCTGACCTTCACGCTGGATAGTGAGGTATGGGCCTCCAACCGGATACCGCCCTTCCCAACCACCAGAGCCAGCGATGCGAACTACAGGAAAGTCTTCGCTTTCATCGAACTCATGCCCTTGCCAACCCTTATGGGCATCCGCCCATGCTTCAGTGGCATATGCCTGTCGGAGGGCACCCGGGCCTCCCATGACCTGCTCCATCTGGTCCCAGATGTGGCCGCCCATGGCGCTACCAGCGATTTCTGCTTCTTCTCTGGGGGTGATCCCCGGCATGCGGCCTCGCTGCGGCTCTTTCATAAGGCACGACCTTCAAAGTTTTGGGTACTTGTGGGGAATTTTTCAGGAGGGCTGTTTCGACAGAAACGAGACTGCGCTCTGCTGACTCATACGGTCAGACCAGTCAGGAAACATGGACTGAAGGGACATCAGATGACCAGCAGCCCCCCGGTTGTCCCGCCGACCCACGGCCATGGCCGCTGCTCTTCCCTCAAACATAGGCCGATTGTACGCTGGTACCCTGCTATGAGCAGTGATGTAAGACTTGAGCAACCCGCCGATCTCTTCATCGGAAGGATAGTTCTCTCCCCGAAGCAGGCGGTTTGCGGAGATCGCTTCGTGTGTCTCCCTGTTCCACCCATAGGGGAGTAACAGCGCATGTAACTGGTATTCGACTTTGGGCTTCACTAACTCAGTCCCTAATCGTCCGCCATGTTCAGCAATTCGGTGAGTTAGGTCACCAACATGTTCCAAAGCGTGGCTTAGAGGGCTACCCCCCACAAGACTGGTGAAATGCATCATGGCTCTTTCGGGGGTACCCCGTTGGTACATGGCTGCGCTGTGGAGAAGTTCCTTGTACTGGGGAGAAGTAAGGCTGGCGACCTCACTGCTAGACAAGTGGTATCCCCTGTTATGTAGATCGTCAAACTCGCTGCGCTGACGGCCCATCAGAATCCCAACGACAGTTGTTCCCCGTCCGAATCACCCGACTCTGTCTGCGGGCGGGGCAAGTCTCTGTACGTAAAGGGAACAGTCCCTGACTCCGTCACAAAGTCATGGGCTTGCAGGAACCGAGAATTATGTTCCGGTCCTGCCTTCTTCATGACTCTCCTGTACCCCCGGTCTTTCTTACCAGAGAACTTTGTGCTGTACCCGACGGCTATGCCCTCTACAAAGGTGGATACAGGTTGGGGTTCACTTTCGCCGAAAAATTTCACTGGGGTCTTGAACTGCGGAGAATCCCTCCAACCATGGGGAGAGAACCGGCGCACGGTCGCGTCATGGAGAGCATGACCGAACTCATGGGTTACGACAGTGGGGGAAACGGAACCGATAGATATTCCCCTAGTATCTAGTCCCGCTAGACGCGCAGCGGAAGGGAACTGGGACATGGGCCGGTATTGACCGCCGACTCCGGGCGGGAGACTCCTGTCGTAACGCAACCCGATATGTGAGTTAGCAACATCGGCAATATGTTGAAGCGGGACATTGCTCTGGTCCAGAGTTCTGCCAACTTGGATGTCCTTCTTGTCAGTGAGGTCGTCCAGCGACCCGACACCCATCATTCGGGCAATATGTCCACGCCGAATCGGACCATTGGTCGGGTCATCGGACATGCCCGTGCCTTCACGGGGGTCCAGTAGTTCCAACTGCTCAAACTTATTGCGTCGTCCAAAGATCATCGTCGCCTCACTCGCCAATAAAGTCGGGGAAATCCCAACTGGACAATTTTTCTTTCGCGAACTTGGCCGCACCGGAGGAATTGCTGTCTAGGAGGACGGCAAGATCACCGGGGCGAGAAGGCGTCCTGCCGTGAGGAAACCACACGTCATTTCCTTGGGACTTGAGGAGATTTTCTACGTCTTCACGTTCCCCACCCCCGTAATACGGACGTTTGGGGCGAAGATTTGCCTGCACCATTCCGGGGAACAAGTACATGTCGTGGGGGTCGTTGCGATGGGCGCGCTCATCGTTGAAAGTATGGTCACGCGCCCACTCCCAATCTGATGTCAAATACCCGCCGTCCCCGTAATCCCCACTGCCCGCCAACCTTTGCGACTTGACGATAGAGGTAGCCGCTGCGTCAGATGTCCCGTGATACCACGGAACGGTGTCATGAGGTGCAGAGAATCGAATCTCTCCACCAAGGCGTCCAGATTTCAATGAGTAAGAACGGCGAGGCGAAGCGTCAGGCTGTTGCGACCGATAGACCTTTCCCGCCAGTTGCCCATCGTTTGTCTGATAAGCGCCCATCACAAAGCCGGGTTTGCGGTCATACCGATGTTACGTGCAGTACCGGAGAACATGTTCTCCTGAACATCGGACTTGCGGGGCTTGAGAGGAACGCCACTGATCCACGAACGAACCTGCGGTGCCCACCGGTTCACGTTCAGAATCTCTTCAATGGTCAATGGCTCACGCACGTACCCATCGGTGGGCATCGGGGGTCGCTCAGTCACCGGCCGAATCTTGCGAATCTGGTCGGAAGGAACAGTCATGAGGCGCATGGCTTCGCTGACGATGTACTGCTCCTTGGACTGACCGGGGCGTGGGTACCACGGGACGGTACGCACGCCGTCGTCGTACACATTCGGCCCGCCCGCAGTTGAACCAGAGGCAATAGGATCTAGCGACTGCCAGTCCTCACGTGCGATGCGGTAACCCATGGCGAGATGTTACACCAGACGGTAACGGACAGGTTGACCTGTCTCACGTGCAACATGTACACGATGGTGGCCATCAATCACTGCTCCGGTCGCTGCGCTCACACGCACGGGGTCTTGAATACCGTGCTTGGCTACGTGTTCACGCAAGACGTTGAGGTCTGAAGTCCAATCCGTTTCCCCCTTGTGGACGATCATTGGGCCTTCCCAGAAACCTTCATCGTCGGTGATGGTGTCCCAGTTAGCAGGAGCGTACGGAACTCCAACTGCATATGTCTTCTGAAAGACAGCGGGGTCCATCTCATGGATACGCTGCGGGTCCTTCATGTAAAGGAAGGACCTTGGATAGCAACGGGCTTGACCCTCTTAGGGTCAAAGACCACTGTCTCTAGGTCCCGCCCCTCGCCAGTTCGGTGCTGAACTCCCTCAAACCCTTCCCGCTTGAGTACTTCTTCCAGTTCCATAGGCGGGTCACCCCACGGAGAAGGCTGGGTAGCCCGAGGGTCCCCGGCGTAATGCTCTTGCTGAGGCTCACGCGCCAAGAAGTCGTGAACCCAATCATCGACCTCCGCTTCAACTACATGGTCCCCATAACCACGTGCCATGGCGTCGGTGTTCCCCAAGTACACACCGGGACCCCACGTCCTGCCGTTTGATTCCGGGGTATCAGTGCTGAATCCCCCCTGCATGATCGACATGGCATTGGGAAGAGAGGTGCCGTGGTAGTAGGCAAGGCGGCGAGTACCGCGCATCAGTACTGCTCCTTGGACTGGCCCATGGTCTGATGCTACTCCGTCAACGTGACTGGCGGCGGGAACGAGGGAGCCGTCTCCCGTTCACTGTGGAACCGACGTATCCGAACTCGTAAGCGTCGTTACCCCCAAAGGTGATCTCGTTCGCACGCACCTGCTTGGCCAGAACATCCATGTCGTTCCGAGGGTCATCGTCCAAGGCAGCGTGCTGTCTGGCGTAGTGGTGGGACGTGGTGACCCAATCGCCCGAGTTGATCTCGGTCACGCCCTTGGGGACAGCCCGGTACAGCATCACCCGTGCATCGGGGTTCCCCCTTGCCCGCAAAGCCTGCTGAACAGCCTGCGTAGCCCCACCCAGTTGATCGGGGTGGAGGTGCTTGGTGATCGAATGGTCCTCGTCATCCAGATGCCACACGTAGTCATGGGGCCGCTGATAAAAGTTAGGCATCGCCTTGTCCAGTTCATGGAACCGGGGCGAGTCATCCGTCGTGTCAGGCTGGTGGGAGCCTCGGTAGCCCATGTCAGTCGGTCGGAGGGTTCGGGACCAGCCGCACCAGCAGGGCGATCACCGCTTCGGCCACCAACTGAATGGCACCGACCTGCTCTGGGGTGAGACTGAGGATGAAGGCCGTGAGCAGCACGATGAGCGCACGGAACAGGGCACGAACGGCTGCACCTCCGTCACCAGCAAACAGTTTCTGGATCAACATGATTCTCCTCATTCATCACTAGCAGGATGGAAACGATGGGCGATCTTTCGATCTACATCACGAATGTAGTTCATGACTTCCTCATGCTTGTCGGCAGCAGAGTTCATGTACCTGTCAAACCTGCGGTCCATGGCGCTGATTTGACTCTGCATTGAATGAACCACGTCGAACAGTCTTGGCTGGTCTGCGTGCCGGTGGTTTACAGCATCGTTTGCTTCTGCTGCTTCTTTACGAGCGCCTTTGGCATTCTTAGAGGACAAGTACGCCATATAACTAGCGAACAGTGTTCCTATCAGTGTAAAGGCTCCGAGGATGATGAGGGTACCACCGTCAGCGAGAGTGGTGTCAATGAACAACAGCACGCCGATAATGGTATATCAACAGATTCGATTAGTGGTGAATTATCCGCCGCCCGCACCGACCGGAACGTACGGAACAGCCATACCGGGATTACCACGACGACCGCTACTCCAACCGGGGGCCAGATGTCGAAGAACACCGACTCGGTCGGGCTGCTGACGGGGACCCCACTGCACGGTGCCGTCGGATTGACCCCCCACGGGCACACGCTTGGGACCAACCTTTCGGTCGGTTGGGTACCGCTCGTACTGAAGTTCCATCCCTACACCGGGAGGGGCAAACCTAATCCCAGCATCTTGAGTCTGAAGTCCGGTCCACTGGTTGAACTCGGGAGGCCAGAAATAATCCCGACCATCAACTCGCTCACCTTTGTGAATGCCACGGGTGTAAGGGCGGTTTGACTGACGCTGCTTCAGGCCATCCAGCAGGCGATCCTGCCGACGGGTGTTGATCGTCCCAAGGTATCCATCGGGATACGTGGCTTCGGGAGTACGTCGCCATGACATACGGAGAGCATCCAGATCACCGTGGGCCACAGGCTGAGGACCCATCGTCTCCGCTGCGCGGAAAGGTGCCTGACCTGCGGGGTAATCACGACCCTGCCACTGGTTGAAAGACTGTGCCATTACGTCACCACCTTATTGGCTACCTTGATCGCCCGCTGGGAGGCGGCACCCTCGCTCATGCCCTGTGACATCGCCTTACGGCGAACACTATTGGCAGTACCCGCCCACTTCCTTTGCTTGGCAGGCGTGTCTGCATCCTTGTCCTTGTGAGGGGAATCAGACGCTGACCACGGCATGAGGGCATGTTACCCCACGTCAGCGAATTACTGGGGTAACGGTCAACACCAACGAAGCGGTAGACGGTCGAACCGGGCCGGTGCTTGCAGCATAGGTTTGAATGCTGACGCCAGCGTCGGTTGATGACCACCACAGTTCGTAGTAATCGTTTGCGGCGACGGTGAACACGAAGTTCCAACTGGACAGGGCGTGACCGGCGATGCCGCCATGTGATGACACGACTGCCACGAATCCTGTTGAGCCGGGAACATCCACTCCGTTCTTGCGAAGCCATACAGACACGTCATGCTCTTGGATACCGACGTTCTCAAACTGTCCGCTCCATTGCAAGTTGTAGGTGCCCGCATAGGCGAACGTGATGCGCGATCCACCAACAATGCTGACCCCACTGGCTTCGTCCGTTGTGTTGAACGTCATGGCCTTGGCGGTGTTGGCGGTTGTGGTCTGGTTTGTGTAGTCGGAGAATGCCCCATACCCAACAGGACCAGAGGCAACAGGGGCAATCACCGCATCTGGCCCTAGCCACACAGGGAAAGAAGCCTCTCCACCTTCAAACGACACCCATCCCATAGTAGGGACAGCAGGGTACGTAGACCCAGCGAATCGGGTAATGGTGATGACAGTTTCCCCATACATCTGGGGGACAACAGCACGACAGGAGCCATTGGCATAGCCCTGCACCACCTTGGCCCTATAAATCATCAGCGTGCAAACAGGTAGAAAATCTGTGCGCTGATGTCCTCTCCTTGGTCACCTCGGATCGTGTCGAACCCGATGACGCAGGCAAGGTCCATGCCCTTAGGAGCAACAATACCCCGAGCGACGGCAATGGCTTTGCAGGTCTGGGCAACGGCCCCAGCACCGATAGCACGGATGACGGGGAAGTGACTGGACTCAAAGATGCACTTGACAATGGAGTTGGCAACAGCCTGAACAGGGCTGCTTCCGCTCACCCTCATCAGGAACTCTTCCTTTGTGATACCAACGGTGCCCTGCATATTTCCTCCGACCGATATGCCGATACAGGAAGACGATAGCAGGCTATGAAGTAGGGGGGATGGTTTGCGAGATCGTTCTCCTGCCGACGACACGCCTGACAACCAGAGGTTCCTCTACCCGTTCGCCGTATGCCTTCTCCAGAAGGACGTTGAGGTACTTCACCGGCATGATGGCGTAGTACTCGCCCACATCAGTGGTTCCCTGCTTCTTGAAGATGACAGCGCCTGCCTCAGCATGGTCGTTACGCACCTCGGCCATCAGTTCCTTTACGAAGGTGCCAAGAGAGGCTCGCTCAGTAGTGGACTTAGCGGTCTTGGCTTCCACCACAAAGGGGATGCGTTCACTCAACCGCAGGTCACCAAGGTCGTTGGCCCCGTTCTGGGTGCGCCGATCAGCGAACGGCCACCCATGTTCTCTTAGCCAATCACGAATAGCGGATTCATGTTGCGTCCCAAGGGACTTCATCCTGTTCGCCATCAGCGTCCTCTACTGGTGTTCCATTTTCCCATCCACACGATGGGCAGTACAACTTTCCATCCTCGTCATCCCACATACGGGACCCGCACTGCTTGCACTTGACATCACGTGTCACGTTCCGAACCGTCCTGCTCGTTGCTGAACACCGTCCCGCCCGATACGGCGAGACAGTTCTCTGGACAGAAGGTTAGCCAACCGCTCACTGTTGTCACGTACTGTCTGTGCGCGCTTACGTGCGGCTTTGGCGAGACGAAACTGCTCACGCAACAACCCTACCTCAGGGTCCGTATCACGCTGCGCCTTTGCAACGGTGGCGGTGAATTCCGACTTCACCCCACCACGGGGACCGACGGTCGTAGAAGCGTTGGTCCATGCCCAAAGGACAGCAGAAGATTCAGCCTGCTCTACACGGGCGGCGAAATCCGCCTCCTTGATCTCAGCCTCAGTAGCAATCGTGTCGGCAAAGTTCTGCCATGCCACGGCCTTGCTGAACATCTCCATGAGAGTGGAGTCGGCCACCATCGTCAAATCGCTGCCGTCCAACTCTGGAATGTCAAAGTTAGGACGGGCGAAGAGCCTTTCGTCGTCGGGCAACTGGTGCCTTTCGGACGGCGACTGGCTTCGGTTGATCTGTCTTGTCATCGGTTTCTCCCCAGCACTCACCCTTGTAGGGGCATGCCTTGCACGTTTTGTGTTCCTTCTTCGCCCAGCCGGGGCGGTATGGCTCAATACCTTGACGGATGGATTGGGCCACGTCCTTGGCCCCATCCAGAATCCATTGAATGTGCTTGAAGTCTGGCGTGACCACGAACTCCTTGGTCTGCTGATTCCACTTGCTCTCGTAGATGAAGACCATCTTCTTGTAGCCCGACAGCCAGCAGTACAACGTGGCCTGCCGGATGTGAGCAGAGAACGGGCGCTTGATCTCCTGCCAAAGCCGGGTTAGGTCGTACTCATTGTCGGTGTACTTGCGGTACAACTCAGGGTTCTCGACACGGATTGTGCCCAGCCCGATGGACTTCACCTCAATAAGGAAGGGTTCATCCACTTCCAGCCACTCGTTGCCAGTATTTACCGCCCCATCAGCGTGACCGGCAATCATGTAGTCCTTGTTCTCCAGCGGTACCTCTTTGTAACGGAGGTTGTCGCTGCCGCAAGCGGGGCAGGTGCGGGGGGACTGACCGAAGAACGAGTGACCGTCGGCCTTGCATACCCACCTTCCATAGAGCAATCCCATGGCACTCAGCCAACGCTGGTACTTGTCGTGGATGGTGTGGCCCTCGGCAAAGATCAACTCGCTACTGAACTGGGCCGCAAGTTCTTCCCGTACCCCAAGAGTGATCCGATAGTAGTCTTTGCGCTGGCACCAACCCGGCTTACACATCTCGCTGGGGTGCATGATGTCGGTACGGCGGTTGGACTCGGCGGCATCCTCAGTCACCTTCCGTACCACGTACCGACGCATCGGGGGCAGCAAGTACCCTTGGTTTCCCTTGAAGGATTCCTTGTGGGCGTCCAACACCTTGTTGCTGATTTGTCTCATCGGATACGCCAAGAGAAGATGAACGCCAAGGCGGCAAAAATAAGCAGGGTCACTACAAGACTCACAGTAACCCCTTCGCCAAGTCTGACGACAAGAAGTCGTCCTCTTCGATGACAACGTACCGACGACCGCCTAATTCGATGTGCATGACGGGGAGTCGTCCCTCCAAGGAGGCATTCTTTCGCAAGTCCCGAAGGTCGGTGGCTCGGATGGTGATTGTTTTGGCGTCGGTTCTCTTCATCTCCCACAACACTTCTCCCCGCTGGCGGACATCGTTTTTCCTATTACCGTTGCCCGACCCTGCGTTCAGAGTGCCACCAACTTTCCGGGCGATCCTCTTCTCCTGAGAACGAGACTTCAGGATTCTCTCATCCATTGGGGATCACCATGCGCTTTACTTGGTCAGCAATGTCACGCTGAAGGTCCAAATCTTGTCGGAGTGCATCCAAGAACTCTTCCTTACCACGCCACTTCTGCTCACCGAAGTGGTACATGGCACCGCGACGGGACACCACTTCCAGACTGATGGCGATGGATGACACCTCCTTGACAGCGTCATACTCACCTTGATGGAAAGGGCTGGAGTCTTGGAAGTAGAAGTCAACCAAGCCGGTTCGCTGCGGGGGAGCAGTCTTGTTCTTGATCGTCTTGGCCTTGATGCTGATACCGACCTTTGAATTACCACGCTCCACCCAGTCATCTCGAGTCACTTCAACCCGAGTGAAGTACGAGAAGTTCTTGGCCTTACCACCGGGGGTCGTTCGTGGGTCGCCATACATCACACCAATCTTCTCTCGCCACTGGTTGATGATGATGCCAAGGCAGGGGCGGTCTTCCTCATCCAATGACCGTCGTTGGGCTTTGTTGGACTTCCGCATGAACTGTCCGGTAAGCCGTGCGCCTAGACCAACACTCATTTCGTGCATGGTCTTCTCGTCCTCAACCGTAGGGATGAGAGCCGGGTATGAGTCGATGACCACGGCGTCCACGGCCCGACCGTCGATGGCGTCAATGACCAGTTGATACGCCTCTTCCATTACCTTTGTGGATGCGACTGCCACCTTGTCCAGATTGACTCCCAGTGTTTCCGCCCAATCAGGAACGAAGTCCTCACTGGCAATCCATAGCGTCTCATGCTCAGGGTTCTGGGCCTGACAGGCAGCGATGGTCTTCAGGACCATCACGGTCTTGCCGTTACTCTCGTTACCGATCACCTCATTCCAGCAGTTGAGCGGCCAACCGCCACCGAGCATGAGGTCAAACGCCAGACTCCCTGTCGTAATACGAGGAATGGTCGTGTCTTTGAGGTCAGAGCCACGCACGATCAGCGTCCCCCCGGCCTTCTTGTTGGTCTTAGCGATTAGTTCGTCTAACGCTGTCACATTGCCCCCCATGTCGCAGGATCACCTTGGTCGAATAAGCCGTTGAAGCCGCAGTCAAAGCAGTGCGGAGCAGGAGCAGGGCCACGGCTCACCGACTTTGAACGGCTGTAGTACCGGGGGCTACCGCACTGAGGGCACCCACCGGGGTCGGACTTCATGGCAGGGCCACCTCGCCACATACTGGCCATCTGCATGAAGTTCTCATGATTCACCGAACCGGGGGGTGGCGTTTGCGGCGGCATCTGATGCTGCCCCGGAGCAGGTTGCTGCTGGTAGTTCGGCTGCTGAGGAACATACTGAGGGGGAGGGGGTGTCCATTGACGGGCCTGAGGCTGAGACTGAGGCTGCTGCTGACCAAGCCGACGGGCGTACCAATCCGATGACATTCCTTACCCCTTTGCTTCTGCCCAAGTGCGCCCGATGTCTGCCGAAGCAACAAGCGGTACCTCACCAAGGATAGGTTCTCCAGCAAGCGTGACGGAACCCATGATGGCGGACACCGTGTCCTTCACGGATACCGCCGTATCAACATCGCACATCACGACGATTTCGTCATGCACTGTGACCAACATCACAGCGTCAAGAGATGGCAACTGCCTGTCCAGTTCGATGAGGGCCAACTTCATGACGTACGAAGCAAACCCCTGCACGACAGCGTTTACAGCCTGACGTTCTCCCCGATACCTGTCGTACTCATGCGGAGAGTAAAGGTCAGGAATCCTCCGGCGACGGTTGAAGGGGGGAATAAGGACGTAAGGCGGGTATCGGAACGGATCGGTTCGTCGCCCCGCTCTTTGAGCGGCCTCTACAAGGCTGTCCTTCCACGCACCAAGGTGAGGGAACTGCTGGTAGTACCGCTTGATGAACAGTTCCGCAGTCGGAACGTCAACGCCAGCGGTGCGCGCCAATTTGGCTGCGCCACCACCGTAGAGGGTCAGGAAGTTCTGTCCCTTACCTGCCTGCCGCTGCTCCTTTGTCACCTCGTCCATGTCGACGGTGTACATGGCAGCAGCAGCGGCCCGGTGAATGTCCTGCCCCTGCTTGAAGACTTCCATCATGGCGGTATCACCGGACAAGAAGGCGGCGCACCTCAGTTCGATTTGGTCATAGTCGGCTACGACCAACGACTTACCGGGGAGCGCAACGAACATCTCACGAATAATTGCGCCGTCACCTCGGGCAGGAATCTGCTGAAGGTTGGGTTGGTGGGCGGACAATCGCCCGGTCACAGTGCCGTGCTGCTTGAACGAAGTATGGATTCGACCGTCGATGAGGTGCTTGCCAAGTCCCTCAATAAAGGTGCCCCGAAGTTTCTCTAGGGCAGAGAACTCTAGGAACACCTGCGCTAGCCGGTTCCCACGCTCTGCGTAGTACTCCAACGTGGCCTTGTTCAACTGAGCGGTGTTGGTCTTCTCGGTGTACGACTTGGGTTTCAGTCCCTGACCTCCCAACTTCTTCGGGTTGAAGAGCAGGTCACGCTTGATGTTGAGATTCGTCATCTCAAACTGATACCCGGCTATGGACCATGCTTCTCCTGCAACCGAACGGAGTTCCTCCTCCAACTCGGACTTCACCACGTCCATACGCTTGCCGTCGACAGGGAATCCGTTGCATTCCATACGCATGAGGACGCCATACAGGTCCATTTCCACTTTGTACGCTTCGGTCAAACCCTGCTTGGCGAGGCGGGGGAACTGATTGCGGAAGTACAACCACGTGTAGCGAATGTCCTTGGCAAGATACCGGGCTACAGCATCCACAGGTTCTATCTCAATACCGGAGCGCCCCAAGTTGGGGTAGAAAGCGGCACGCTGGGGCTGAGGAACATCCAACCAGTCCATGGTGACCGTCTTCAGGTCGTACTTCATCCGGTTCTCATCCAGCAGATGCGTGATGACGATGTTGTCGTGGTACGGGCCGGGAGGGATGTTCCCGCCGTAGTACTTGGACACGCTGATGAGGTCGAACTTGGTGTTCTGCCCAATCTTTCCTCGGTCTGAGAAGAGCAGTGGTTCCAACTCGGCAAACACCACACCGGGGGGTAGTTGGTCTAGCCGTTCGGTAAATGAGGTAGGAACCTTGTACCGGCGTTTGGCCTTGCTCAGGGCACCACTAGCCAAGACCTTGCGCTCGTTCTCAGGGGGGATACGCATCTCCACATGCTCAGGAACATCCACGTACCCAATGGGGTGGTTGATAGGAATGAGGTACACCGCTGCACGGGCACCCAGACCTACCCACAGCACCTCATTGGTGTGAGCGTTGCCGAAAGTTGTCTCCACGTCGATAACGAAGTGGGGCTGTGTCAGTAGGTAGGCGACTGCCTCCCGTAGTTCCTCCACCGTCGTGATGAGATGGGGAACAGCCCGGTGGCGAACCACCGGGCTATCCGTTACCCCTGTATCGGTCACGTCAGTACTCGGACGCCATCTCTTCAGCGATCTCTTCCAACTCGCCCGGCTTGGGCAACTTGATGATGCTGGCGTCGTAGAGGCCCAAGGCTTCCAGTTCCTTCGGGTTGGGAGGGATGGTGCCCCACTCATCCAACTGCGAGGGCTTCACCGGATTGACGTTGGTCTGCGTTGTGCCGCCCTTGCGGGAACCAGCACCTCCGCTGGACACGGACACGGCGAAGTAGCCACGCGTGAGGGGGCCGACCTTCGGGTCTTCGGCGTACCCAGCCAGCACGTTGAACAACTTGACGCCAAGGTCCCACGTCTTCAGGGTAGGAACGCCGTCGTCACCGATGAGGGCCACGTTGAAAGAGGACACGGCTTGCGGCTTGTCACCAAGGTTGCAGATCGGGCACGTCTTGCCCACGGACTGGGGGCAGACGTAAGGGCGCTTCACCACACCAGCGAGGCCGTTCCGCTCAATCCAGTGACGACGGAAGTTGACGTAAGGGGCGTCTTCCAAGAACTTGATGATCTGGCTCTTGACCTCGGGCTTGAATGCCTGAGCGTACTCGCTGGTGGCTTCAGCCTGCTGCTTCCCTGCCGACCAACCTCCACGCAACTGCATCAAGGGTGCGTCGTCGGGGTCGGCATCGGCGCTCGGGACGGGAGGCGCTGTGGGCTGCTCATCGTCAAAGGGGCCATCGGTGCGGCGAACGGGTCGTCGGGAGATGTTCATGCTGTGTGTTTCCTTGTAAGTGTCTAGGGCTGTTGTTGAGGGTGGAACAGTTCATTGAAAAGTGTTTGTACCCGTGAGGCGAACCTCGGGGTCGGAGGCTTCTTGTTGAGGATGACACCCTCTTCGGAAGCGATGCGAAGTATACCTTCAATCTGTTCACGCGTCCAGAGCCGCTTGCCCTTGGTTAGATGCTCTGGCTGATTGGCACGACGCTGGTTAGGCGACCGATACCGGGATTTCGGGAGCAACTGTGTGTTCTCCCATGCTCTGATGCTTTGGACCGAATATCCCAAAGCCCGGGCGAGGTGGCCAATGGTGTAGAACTCTCGCTCTTCACCAGCGACCATGTACTTGATTGGTTTCGATGCCCAATCGACGGCTTCAGTATGCACCTTGGGTGTAACACGGTTTACCGGCTTACGCCTACCGGGGTAGTCAAGGCTGTCAAACTGGGAAAGCCAATCACTCACTTCAATGCCGCCAACAATTCTTCGACATGAGTTCGGAACTTGGAAATGTGGGGCAGATGACGGATGGGCATGGTTTCGTCGTCGCAGTACAGAACGGCAACGGTCAAGTCCATGAACTCATCGGGGGAAATCACCCACGAAGGAGTGCTTTCCACGGGGACGATGACCTGCTGCTTCTTGGCCTTCTTGGCCTTCCGCTTCGTGGAGATGCCTGCGATTCGGCCGGGGCCGCTGCTGATGTTGGCACCATGCACGTTGCGACAATGGTTGCGGAAGGACCTGCGTTGGACAGTCTTCCCACAATCGGGGCAACAGATGTGGGACGTACCGGCGACGATGGCGGCGTGATACACGCTCTTCAGTTCTGACTCGGTCACTGCTTACCCCGCTTTGCCTTCATCTGGAAGATGCGGTTGGCGATCAACTGCTTGCGGAACTCGATGCGCTTCGGGCGGTGTTCACCCTTGGCGATGAGGTACCCAACCGGGTAGTTGTACCGGCGAGTGCGGAGTGCGCCACCAGTGGTGACGATGTCCATGCGGCGCATGTAGCAGCGGGAGCAACAGGTCGCCAGCAACGAGTAGCCGTGCCACATCAGATCGGCATCCTGAATCTCCTCAGCGGTGGGTTCCACATCGTCCCAAGCGTGTCCCAGCGTGCGGCAGCGGATGTAGGAGTGGGGGAGTTTGGTCAGGTCGGTCACGCCAGACCCTCCCGCTCCATGGCATCCGCACGTTCGATGCAGGACTGGCTGAATCGACGGACCTGCTCTGCGCGCTTGTGGGCGTGGGTCTTCAAGTCCATAGCGGCGAGATCAGCGATGTCGCCCTTGGTCTTGATCTGAGTCAGGTTCTCGGCGTAGTCATCGAACGCCCGTGCGAGGGTCGCTGCGTCGATGGACCTGCGGCGCAAATCGTTGATCTGCTCCAAGTGGGCCTCGTAGGCCATTGTTCTGTTCATTGGTTCCTCATGTGTTGTCACGTGTAATGCTGTCTCTCCAGCAGTCACTCGTCCTCGTCATCGTCGGGGTCTTCCTCCAAGATGAGGGCGAAGTTCTCCTTCTCCGTGTAGAAACCCTTGAACACGTCGTCGGGAATCTTCTCGGAGAAGTTGAGTCCGATGAGGGCGTCCTCGTTGAAGTAGGTCACCGTTTCCGTGACCTGACATTCAGCGAGCAGCCCGTGGGCTTCCAGCCATGCGATGGCCTTGTCTTGATCCAAGACCAAGGAGACACGACGCTGGCGCTTGAAGCCGATGATGTACTTCTTGCCGACTCTCACTCGCTCTGAAGCGAGTACTCGGTGGCCCTCTGGCGTCTCTTGTCCCCGGTCAGCGAGGTAACCCAAGATGTCCTTCTTGGCCTTGTCCTCTTCAGTCTGACCTTTCTCACGAAGAGTTCGGAACTGGGCATAGGCACGCACCATGGCGTCCCATGCGGCGGGCGGGGTGATCTGTCGAGCCATTGACGGTAAAGGTACCGAACCGTTGAGAGAATGTCAACTAGTTCCTAGCAAGTTTTTTTATCGGGAGGAGGCGGAAACGATACCGGGGTATCGGGTACGGTTGGTGCATGCTCAAGAAGACCCTGAACACCCTGCTTGCCGACGTAGTGACCATGTACTTCGTGGCTCACGGGTATCACTGGAACGTGGAAGGTCAGGACTTCAATCAGTACCACTCTCTGTTTGGAGACATCTACGACGATGTTTACGGGAGTATCGACCCCATCGCAGAAAACCTGAGGAAGTTGGGTGAGTACGCCCACTTCAATCTCCAGACCTTCATCGACAACCGGACTGTGTCGTTCCCTACCACGAAGAAGGAACCGCAGGCCATGGCTCGCGCTCTGCTAAAGTTGAACGAAGGCGTCCTCAAGACGATGAACACCGCATTTGATGAGGCCACGGAAGAGAAGCAGCAGGGGATCGCCAACTTCTTGGCTGACCGAATCGACCACCATCAGAAATGGGCGTGGTTCCTCACTGCATCTACCAAGGGATGACCGTGCTTCCCATTCCAACCTCCATCATTCAGTAGCGTTCTTGGCCTTCTTGTTGAGCAGGGCAATGATCCGTGAGAGTTTGCTCTCTTCTTCCCGACCCTTGGGCACAACCCTCTCAAGGAAGTACAGGATGATTTCCATGTCTCGGCGCGTCATGGCATAACCTTGGCTCTCGTTTGTCGTCAAGAAGACGATCTCTTTGACCATATCGGTAGGGATGTGTAGAACGGTGTCCACATTAGTTTCCCGGTCATAGGACTGAGCAACGCTCACGTGCCCTTCCTTCAGACCCTCCAAAAGCACCCCCACGGTGGTGATGATGTAGGGACCGGTGTCTTCAATCTGTTTCGGGTCAGTCCATGACGTGGCAAGACGGTCAGCGTGGGCGTCGGACCACTTGACGGAAACAGGAGCGTAGTTCACGCCACGTATTCCTTGCCTCGCCAGACTGCACGCCCGTTGATGATGGGGACAATCTCCTTGGCCCAAGTACCGTCATCCATGACCGTGATGATGCCGACGCCCTGCTGCCAAAGTTCTTGGCGTGCCACCGGGCGACCATTGGCCTTTGTTCCCCCACGCGCACTGGGGACCACGCCGTCCGTTCTGCACAAGCAACCGGGCGACCAAGCGTTCACGTACACACGCTCGTTGTCCAACTCATACGTCTCGTAGTAATCGGCAATGCGGTGTATATGGCCCTGCACGTACGACTGTCTCTCGTTCTTGGCCACCGCCGAAACAGAGAGACGCTCACCGTGGATGGCATAGAGCGGTGTGAGGTCACCGGAACCAGCGGCCAGTTTGACACGCCCGGCGGGGTATCCGTCTACGTAATTGACCTTGTCTTTGCCAAAGTCTTCTAGTCGCAGGAGATTTTGGACTGAGATGATCGGCCATTCTTCGGGAGCGTTAGCCCTCCGAAGCCGCAGCGCAGCCATGGCATTCTTCAGGATGAGTTTGCCAAGGCGGGCATCATGGTTGCCCTCCAGAACCGTGACGGTGCAGTCGTCCGGTGCCTCGGTGATCTGTTCCGCAATGTGCCGGTGCGCCCGGTCGATAGTCGGCTGGGTCGTCATCACCATCTCAGGATGGATGGCCCACCTGTCGCTCCACTCCGCAAAGTCAAGAGTGTCACCGAGGTTCACAATCTGCGTGGGCTTGGCATCACGGATGATCTGAAGATGTAGGTCGATTGCCCTGTCATCTTGGAACCATTCAAGTTCCCCGTTCTCGTAACGGCGGCAACCAATCTGCGGATCAGGGGCGATGATGATCACATCGCCGGAACGGGTCTTTGGTGCGGGCCTTGGCTTGGCGATAACCGGCTTTGCAGGCTGCACGACAGGCCAAGCAGGGTCTTGTTCCCAAGCCGGGGAGAGCGACACGCCAACGAGGTCCATCGACTGGGCGCTGCCCGTCTCCCTGTCGACGTACCCCATCTGCCACAGGTTCATCCGCTCAATCTTGCCGATGTCATCAACGGAGACTCCGCTTCTCTCTAGGAGTTCGGCGAACCTACCCAGATTTGCAGGAACTGCCGGGATGGAGGCGAGACGGTCAGACAGACTCATTTACGCACATGCTTTCTGTGGCGCTGAACTGCCCACTTGGAAACAGTGATTCCTTCTTCAGCAAGGACATTGGACAGGTAGGTGCTTGACATGAGTGAATCAAGCGCCCGTTCAAGAGCGGCCCTGTCCTCGTCGCCAAGTTTCTTTAGGACCCAGCAGACGGAACACTCGCTGCTAACTCTCGGTTCGTTATCACGTGCGGTATCTATCCGGTTATTCAGGCTCATCCGTCCCTCCTTCACACAGAGAGAATCGTAACCCGTATTAGAGGTTCATGCCGGGTACCTACGCCGTTTAGCCCTCTACAAGAAACTGTTTGAGGGACTGGAAATCCAACGGGAGAGAACCGGACTCCAAGTCATACTTGCCGTCCAAGAAGGCACCAGCCACTGCCAGTTTGTCCTTCAACATCCGCAGCATTCGCTCTTCGATGGTGTCCTGCCCAAAGAGATAGGTCAGGGTGATGTTGGTGAACGAAGAAGAAGTCCGGTCGATACGCGCTACACGCTGTGATAACACACCTGCCGACCAAGGAAGGTCGTAGTTGATGAGATGGGAGCCTCGGTTCAAGTCCACACCATAGGCACCGGCATCCGACGACAAGAACACCCGGCAGTTGGGATTCTCATTGAAGGTGCGAATCCGCTTGTCACGATCACCGGTGGACACGTCACCCGTGATCTTTGTATGCCCGATACCCCTCTTTGCAAGAGCCTGCTCAATGATCTGCAACATGGGTTTGAAGAACGAGAACACCACGACTTTGTTGAGCGGGTCCTCTTCGACAATCTCTTCGATCATCTCCATGAGGGCGTCCATCTTCGGACTAGTAGTTCCTAACCCATCTAACGCACCGGACAACTTCAACTGTGACGCATACTTGCTGCCGCTCTTGGTGGAGGCGTCGTCAAAGTCGTGAGCGGAAGCAAGAAGTAGTGACGGATGGCTGGCCAGCATACGCATGGCAAGGAGGCGAGCCATGACCTCGCCTTTGAGCGTGGGGTCTTGGTTCACCCCCTTGCCGTAGTGCGCTGCTAGATCGAACCCGCCTCCCCCTTGCGCTACTGCCTTGTTCAATGCGTCAAGCAGGTCAGCCTTGATGAGGTCATGGAGCCGCATGATGGAGTTGTCCAAGGGAACCGGAACCTCAATGGAGTTGACCACAGGTAGCCACTCGGCAATATCGGCACGACTCTTTCGGAACATGGCGGGCTTGATGGCGTCATGGAGCAGGTGAAGGTTCCGGTATTTCTTTGGCCGACCCCAGTGGTCCCGTTCGATGAAACAGTTGTCAAACTTGCGGAAGTCTCCCAGCACCTCGGGGTCCACAAACTCCATGATGCTGAATAGTTCTTCTGGCTTGTTCTCCACAGGCTGGCCAGAGAGGGCAAAACGATGTTGACACCGCTTGGCCAGAGCCTTTACACGCTTACTGCGCTTGGAGGTGAAACTCTTGATGGCCGTCGCCTCGTCAGCGATGATGAAGTCCAGCGGAACCATCTTGATGAACAATTCCCAGTCATTGACCACACACTCGTAGTTGGCGATGACGTAGTGGAACCGCTTGGCATGTCGATACTGGGAGGTTCGTTGGGCCTTGGTTCCATCAATGACAAGGGAACGGGCCGTGGGGTCGACCTTGCGGAGTTCACGCTGCCACTGGAACTTGAGGCTGTTAGGGGCGAGGATCAGCCCGCTGACCACCTTCTTCTGGCGCCGCAGTTCCATGACGGTGCCGATAGAGGTGGCGGTCTTGCCCGACCCCATGGTCATTGCCAGCAACTGGTTGCCCCGTTCCACCCCTTTGGCGATTCCCTCCAACTGGTACGGGCGGTACTCAAACATCATCGCTTCATCTTCTTCGGGGGCGGGGCGATGAAACGAAGGTTGGACAACGACCACTCCCAGTTGGCGAGGAGCATGCTGTCGTCCTCGACATCACCGGGGTCTTTGGCGTCCATACCACGGTATGAGAAAGGGATTGCAACAGTACCACGTCGACGAAGTGCTTCTGCCGTGTGAGCAGTGGCTTCCTTACCGGCCTTATCGTTGTCCAACATCATTACTACGGAAGTGAAGTTGCGCGCCAACAACTCAACTTGGGTGGGTGATACCCACGCACCAAAGGATGAAACAGCAGGGATACCTAGCCCGTACAGACGCACCGCATCCAGAGGGGATTCCACCAAGGCCACACGGTTGTGGTGCCGCATCTCGCAGAACCCGAACAAGGTCACACTCTTCTCCAGCCCCTGCGGGAGGTTGAGTACGTTCCCCTTCTGACGGTATTGCGCCCCCAGCAGGGTTCCCTGTGGGTCACGGATGGGAAGAACCCACGACCTGAGCGTGCTATCCCAACGGACACCGTAGGTGTTGGCTGCTTCCAATGAAAGGTGGCGCAAGGAAAGCAGACGCTCGGGAACATCGGTGAGAACATTGGCCATTTCCCACTCGGTAGCGGCACGCCGTTCCGGTTCCTCCTGCTTCTGCTCAATCTTCTTGATGTTGCTGGCCAAGGTGGAAGCCTTGACCATGGTTTCAATGTCGTCGGGGGCGTAGCCCTGCAAGTCGATCAGCAAGCCGGTGAGAGTCCCTGCATACCCGCAGGAGAAGCAGTGATGCACGAAGGTGTGGCGGTTCATCGACCATGAAGCATGTGCGTCCGACTTCCCTACACGTTGCTGGTGCATGGGGCAAGACCCGGTGATTTCCTTCTGGCCCTCACGAATGTTGCGGACACCGGCTTGGGCGAGAACTGCGGCTACGTCAAGGTGTGCCAAAGTTCTTACCTTGGTTCTGCGCTCGGGACTGAGGGGTCCAGATGGCGGAGTCGATTTCACCCACGTAACCACGGGTCCAGTCCCACTCCACATACACATCCTTGCGGGGACCGGAACGGGATTCCATGACATGGAACTTGCTGATGTTGCTGTCAGCCTGCCGCTCCACACCAAGAATCACATCGGCGTCCTGACCGAAGGCGCTGGTGTAGCCGATACTGGACAGGGTCAGTCCTCCTTTGGCACGGGACACCAGCGACTGCGTCGAAACCACGATAGGAAGTTTGGCCGATTGAGCCAACTGTTTCAGGGAACGGCTGATGTCAGTCAGCACCTGCGGTGACCCCTTGGGATACTGCTTTGGGTCCAGCCGGTCGGATTCCATCATGTAGATGCCGTCTACGAAGACCACGTCAGGACGCAGGTCGGCAATCTTTGACTGCACGGATGACACCGTGGTGCTGGAGGTGGCGTCGGCCGAGAAGATGAACGGCTGCATCCCATGAAGGGCCTTGTATGCAGAGTTGACTTTGCGCCACTCAGAGCGAGTGGTGGTGCCGTTCAAAAGATTGGTCAGGCTAACCCCGCTCATCAAGGAGGTCAGGCGGTCCTGCTGCTCGGCGTTGCTCATCTCAAACCCGACAAATAGCGGGACCTTTCCCGCCATGAATACTTTGAGAGCCATGTACAGCAGGAACGAAGACTTGCCGCTCTTCGGGACACCGGTGATCACGATGAACTGTTCGGGCTGTAACCCCCCTGTGACGAAGTCGATACCGTCGAATCCGGTCGTGATGCCGCGAAGCATGCCGGGATTGTCTCGGCGCTGACCCAGCCGGTACAGGATGTCGGTGTACGAAGCAACAATGTTCACATCGCTGCTGGCACTGGCTTCGGTATTGGCCTGCACGATGGCGTCATGCAGAAGCCTACGGATGATGACGTTCTTGTCAGGTTCCTCATCATCCAACACGGCGTTGCTGGCACGCTGGATGGCGTCCACGTAGATGGCGTACTCGCGCCGTTCACGGAGAGCATCGACGTAGTACTGGCTGGGCTGAGGGTCGTCCTCCACCCACGTGTATGTGGGGTAGGAGCGGCGAACCTCATCGGTAGTGGCAGGGGTGGAGTACTTCCTCCAATGGTCCAGCAGGAATCGGTAGACCTTGCGCCACTTCTCGTCAGGGAAGAAGTCAACAGTGATACGGGCGTCGATGAAAGTGCGGAGGTCACCCTCCACAATCATCTTGCTAAGAGCGCCGTGCTGAATGTCCGCCATCAGAAAGCAGCCCCCTTGACCACCGCAAACCCACGTTGGCCGTAGTGATACAGGCGTTCCATATCGCTGTCGTACACCTGCACAATCTCGGGTCGGAAGGAGAGTGACCAGCACCACTCCTTGAAGTCGGCAGCGTAGACATCATTGAAGTCATCAATGCCGTATTTGTTGAAGAAGGTGCTGGCCCGCTCGGCGGCTTCGTCACCCATGAAAGTCACCACGTCCACGGCCACGTCAGGAAACCGTCGTTTGATACTGACGAGATTCTTCAGCGGCAAGTCCAGCCACGACCAGTTCACGCCAGTCACCTTCTCCCGCCCGAACAGTCCCTTCTTCTCCGTGGTTGTCTCCACATCCACAAGGACACCCTCCAGCACGGCCACCATTCGGGGCGTGGCGTGAGCCGACAGATCACCCTTCTCCACGGGCACCGAACCTACGAACCATGCACTGAGCATTGAAGCCGGTGGTCCAGTCGGGGCCGAACGCCTCAGGGGGAGTGGTACCGGCGATAAGGGTGACACGGTCGGACTTCACACGGTTGTCCAGACACAGAAGAAGGTGCTTCTTCCAGAACTCCACGTTCGGCTGAATCAACTGGTTGATGAACAGAATGTCGCAGTCCATCAGAGTCTCCCACCGTTCATTGAGAATCCGATCTTCTTCCCACAAACCGATGTCATTGCCATTGACACGGAGAATGGACTCGGACTTCCAGATGTCCCGCTGCAACCCCTCCAACTCAAACGCCTTCACCTGTGCGCCCGGGGGGTAGTTCAGGAGGGAAAGAAGCCGTCCTTCGATGAGATGCTGATTGACGGTCAGAGCGACATGATGAGCCAAAGTGCTGGTACCGGACTGGCGAGGGCCATAGAGCCACAAGCAGCGAGGGCCATCGGCGTAAAGCCCGTCAATAAAGTCGTCAACGATCTGTTGTCGGGGTGCGCTGAAGTCAGGCACTGGTTCTCCTTTGGGGTCCCGTCCTTACCGGGACCCCTCCCACGGGGCGATGGCCCACCCCGTGGGAAGGAGGATGTCCGGTAGGACAAGGGGAAGATACGACAGTAGGGGTGCAGATGTCAATACACGATTTCACGCGCTGGGGCGGTGAAGGTCGTGTCATCCAGTTTGGCGACGTTCGCCACGAAGCACTGCCAGATGCTGTAACCCTGCTTTGGTGTGATCTGGTCGGTGTCGACCATCCGCATGAACGAGTTCACCAAGTCCAACATCTGCGACACCGGTCGGGCGGGAAGTTTCTTGTTCTTGAAGTACTGATTGTTGAGCCATGAATAGGCGGCGACCCGATGGGGTACCACCGGGTAGGACCAGTACTCCGAATGGCGGCTCACCACCGGACCCCACAGAACTTCAAACTGGTCGACCACGACTCTGGCAGGAGCGGGATCACGTTCTTCGTTCTTCTCTTCTCCATCACTACCGAAGTGAGATACCACGACCGGCGCAGCCGGTAGTTGGCTTTCTTGTGTTCTCTCTTGGGTTCTATTGGGATAGTGACGGATGGTTCCGACACCCCCTGACGGATCATCCGTCACCTCCTGTCGGATGGTTCCGACAGGTTGTGGATAACTACCTGACGGATGATCCGTCACCCCTACCCATCGGTATCTTGTCGTTCCGCCGGGTCGAGTCTCTACCAACACCAATACTCCGGTATCACACAAGTGCCTCAGCACCAGTCCTACCGTCTCTCGGCTGAGGCCAACTTTCGTAGCCAACTTGGTAACTGAACTGAAGAACTCGTTGCCGTAAAGGTCGTTGACTACATCGGCCACTGCCAGAGCGACTAGTCGAATCGTTGATTCGGCAAGCGGTAGGTCAGTGGTTACGGGAAAGTCAGGACCCCAACATTCGGACATTGCTTGAATGCTCATCTGTCCTCCAGTAGTTGCACTGAGAGGTACAGGTTGGTACGGTATGACATGTTCGGCTCCTAGGACGGGGTTGTTCTGGAACGCCGTGGGGTATCCGCACCCCCACGGCGTTCCGCTTTTTACACGCTCAGGTGGTCGGTGCGCCAGTCCCTTGGTTTGTGTAGCCCAAGAAACGCATGTGGTTGTTCAGTACGTCGTGGCACTTTAGGCAAGTGACCTCTCCGATGTACCTGTTGAAGGTCTGCTTGTCCTTCTGTGTCACAACCTGCAAAGGCCACGTTTCACCATGGTTGTGGTCGGTGACCCACTTCGTCAATTGAACCTTGGCGATTCTTCCTTCGGAAGTGGATGACTCGGGGGCGTACACATTGAGAAGGCGAATGGCCTGCTCAGTGCGGACATACATCCCCATGTCGATGAGAAGGCGAATGGTATCGCCATCAGTGATATGTACTACTGCTGCGCGATAGTCAAACATATCCGAAGTTTAGGCGCACTCTACGCCCCATGGGGTGACCTCTTCGATACACCCATAGTCAGGTATCCGCTCTTGATCGCAACTACGGATCATCAGCCCAAGAACGCAAGCGATAGCGATTGACCACCCAACCACTTTGAGGGGGTTCTCTTCCTCAGCCACGGTCGGCCTCCTTGTCGTCGATGAAGATCTTGGCCAGCAGGCGTGCTGCCTCATAGGCGGCGAGAGCGGCGCACGACGGACGCAGCCGTTCAATCTTGTCGGCGGCACCACCGAAGGCCAGAAGTGCCTCAGCGGCCTCTTCCACGCACAGGACGTTCTCCCCTGCGTTACGGCACATGATGGCGTCGGCCTTCGTCCGAACGATGCGGATGGTCTGCTGTTCTGTCTTCATTGTTTCTCCTCTGCTTGGTCTAGTTGGTCAGTCACGGTCGGCCTCGCATGACTCTCCTCTTCCATGGTTGGCCAGACGTAAGGGAGGTCACCGGGAACATCGGGCCACACGGACTGGTAGATGTCAGGGCGCTTGCGAATGAGGTTCGACCGGTGTGAGATCATCACGTCAGGTCGGTCAAGCCATTCAGGCCAGTCCGACTGCATCGACGGTGCGTACGGATAGAACCGCTCCAGCAACGTGTCCTTGTACCCCCGCCCAATCCACTCACGACACATGACGATGCCGTACTGCGCCAGCGTTTCGACGTACCCATCCCACATTTTCACGGCAGGGTGATTCTTCCACCCGTACGTCGGCTCTGTGAGAGCCTTGACGATCTGGAAGGCTTCGACTCGCTGCTTCCCCAGCCGCTGGCGGTCCAGCACCTGAGCGGTGCGCTCAAAGTCGTCACCGTATGGAACGAATGTCTGCATCACAGACCTGCCACAGCGGAAGCCGGGACCCACTTCGACACCATGCTGGTGGGATAGTGGATGACCACCAAGACCATCTCATCCTGCTCGTCCAACATCCGCTCAATTTCGGGGTGGGTTGTGGCTGGTGCAGCCTCGTAGGCGAGGATGTTTTCCACGGCCGCAGCCTTAGTGGTGTATGGAATGCCCATCCCCTTGCACAGTTCCTTCAATTCAGCCGTGGTCAGGCCCTCCAGATAGGGCTTGTCCAACGGCTCCAAGTCGGGGGCATCTTCCACTTCCGGTGCTGATTCCACGGGGTCCTCCTGCTTCGGGACCACGGTTGCCTCAGGCATCGGGGCCACTTCTTCTGTGCGGATTTCCACCGGCTCCATGGAATCGTTGAGGGCGTACACCTCACGACCCTTCTCCAGAGCGGCGGCGATGTAGTCGATGAGTTCGGCGTCAGCCGGGTCGTCTTCTTCCAAGTTGCTGAAGAGCGCCAGAGCGACGGTCTTCTCGCCCTGTTCAGCCAATTCACTGAGGGCGAAGTCCACCCCGGTCTTGGGGGTGTCCACGTCCAAGTACTCAGCGACATCGGTGTAGAGGTCGGGTGCCTGCATATCTGCGGGCACGATGAGGGCGTAGTGGACGGCGTTGGCGTTGAAGAACTTGACCAACTCCAAGTCGGTTGCGGTGGGGTGTTCCTTGGCCAGCAGAGCGAACCAGAAATTCTGGTCCTCCGCCTCAGCCTTGTCCCACAGGTCTTCCAGTTGATGGGGCACTTCCTTGGACGGCATCTCGCCGTCGCCCAGAACCACATACAGGGTCACGATGCATTCCTCCGGTGTTACCTCCGCTGGCTGCGGAGGAGGTCGACTGTAGCACGGTCCTGAGTTACTAACAACAAGGCTTCCGTACCTTTGATGATCGTTGTAACCCCGGCGATCATCGGGATACGCCACCAGCCTTGGGGGCCGACCGCCCACCATGCGCCAGCAGACAACGCAACCAGAGTTACACGCCAAGCCCACCCCGGCAAACCAAGGTATGAGTTCAGCAGAGAGTAGACAAAGAACACAGCGAAACTCGACAGCACGTAATCCATGCCGAGACTGTACCTCTACCCCAGATGGTTGATTTCGATCATGCCAGACAAGGCATTCTCAGAAACGGCGTAGTACGCCGCATACACACCGGAAGTGGTGTCACGATGGGCGATGCCTTCATAAGTGCCATTGAACAAACCATCTCTATACGAGGCCGGAAGCGTGTAGAACCCATTGGTGTTTAGACCAAGGGACAGCCCCGTACTGGTTTCCGTGTCGTAGAGGGTCGGCTCTGCATACCCAGTCACGTTGCCGGGATTGGAAACGATCTTGTGTGCGCGAATGACCGGTTCATGGCCTACGGAAGAACCAGTGACGTTGTCACGGGTGAACAGAATTCGCATGGTAGAGGCTGTGCGGACACCGTGCGACGCTGTTGCTGCGGTCCCGTTGTAGGTCGTCTGCCACTTAGAGATGTTGTTGTCGTAGAAGTAGCAGCCGATTGCGTTCCAAGCAGCGTTGGTGAAGTACCACTGGTACACCCGGTTGTTGGCCTGAGAGTTCCATTCGCCGCCGTTGGTGTTTCGCCATGAGTTGGTGGCGGTGGCGACCACGTTGATCGGGGACGGAATCAACACGTAACTTGCCGTGCTTGACGCCGAGTTACCGGCCTTGTCAGTGCAGGTCACACGGGCGTACTTGTCGTCCGATGTTCCCGCAGCAGGGGCGGCGTAAGTACCGACAACGATGGACATGGCAGACCCTGCGAGCGTGTCAGCGCCGTCGGCGGTGAAGTTGGCCACTGTTGTCCACGTCGTCCCATTGTCTGAAGCCTCCACCAACACGGTGTCCAGATATGTCTGGACATCGGTGCCGTTTGTCCACCGCAGGACCATCTGTCCGTAGGAGGTTTCGGGCTGGAAGGAGATGATGGTCGGGGTAGGAATGACAGTGTCGAACGACACGCTGAACGATTGACCGGAGCCGATTCCCGTGGTGCTGCTGGTGTCAACTTGAGACGCCGGGTTGACAGCGGTACCGCTACCACTTGCGACCGGAATGGTGGTATCAGCATTAGTCCCGGGGGTGTAACCGATAGCAACGCCAGTCGCTGTCTCAGCAGTAAGGGCAGTTGTCTCATCCACAAGGTCATATGCGGTGGAGGATGCCGTAGCCGTTTCTAGGGATGTAACAACAACGCTGGTATTGGGCTGGTAAGCGGTAGCAACACTGTCGGCCACACCGGCCGAAACGGCGTCGATTTCGTCCACAATGTCGTATGCCGTAGAAGATGCTGCGGCCGTCTCAACTGGCGGTGCGAGATTGGACTGAGCGTCGGCGGCAGCGGTAGTAGCAGCGGCAGAACCGACAGAGAACGTGATGCTGGACTGGGCGTCGGCAGCGGAACCTGTAGCAGAGGCCGAATCCGCAGTGTTGGCCACCGACTGCGACACGTCGTAAGCGGCACCTGTCGCTGCCGACTGCTCCGCTAGCGCACCAATAGCGGTCGAACCGGTGTAGCCGGTACCGGTAGTTGCCGCCATGTCGATGTTCACATCGGCGGCAGCGCCCGCTGCTCCTGTGGCGGCGACCGCTACGGCAGTTTCTGCTGGGGCAAGCCTCAGGAGATTTGTAGAGCCGTCGAGTGCAGTACCAATACCCGCTGCGCTGTCCGCTGTCGGGGAAGAGTTTGCCCCGCTGTTGTACGCAGTTCCTGTTGCAGAGGCGACCGCTGTCACAACCTCAATCGCAGTGTTGGCCACGGCATCAAAGGCTGAAGCGGTCGAACTAGCCAGTACCTGTCCACTGGTGGCGTTATCCCAACCGGGGCTAAAGGCTTGGGCAGAACCGGAGGCGAGTCCAGCAGCAAAGGAAGTTCTTGCAACTGCATCCAGTGCCGTACCTGTAACGGATGTAGTACTGACCGGAGCAGAAACGGAGGCGGTTGCTCTGTACGCAATACCCTCGGCAATGTCATAGCCAGCAGCAGCGGTAGCGACGAGGGTAAACGATGCCCATGACTGAGGGGATGAAGAAGTGCCTCGCTCCAAGTAGACATGGTTAGTAGAGAAGGCCGGGACTCCTGCCCATGAAACACTAATTTCCTGCGCCACCGACAAGTCATACAGTTGCGATTTCAAGGCGTCAATTTGGTACTGACGTAGACCGGGCGCTTCCCAAGGGCGAGGTGCGATAGTCAGAGGCTGGACCGAAGTACTGCCTTCTGTGTATACAAACCCCCGTGTAACCGGAAAGGCTCCCTCACCGATTACCTGAATTACAGCGGAATCGGTATCTGACTCCACATTGTAAATGGAGAACTTCTGCGACTGTTCCGGCCAGAGAGAAGCAGGAAGAACAACCGAGGCCCTGTTTTCGGGAAGAAGTTGAGTGTCACCGGGCTTGAGGACATCCCAGTGGGGAACAATTTGTGTGCCGGTGGGTACCCACTCCGATAGGAGGCTATCCAACTGCTCATCACGGTTTGTGTAGAGGGCGTCATCATCAACAAACCTGCCGAACAGGCGGGCCGAAACAGACTTACGGTTGTTGTACCACAGGCTGTACGACTTCCCGGCCTGACTCGTTCCTCCGTACCATGAATAGTCCCCGGGCGCTGCGTACGTACTGTCGCCGTCAAAGTACGGCCAGTCCAGAAGTTCGCCTTCCTCAACGAGACAATTGTCCAGAATGATTTCCGGGGTGACGTAAGTACTGGGGTTGTCCGGGTTAGTGAGATACCCGCGCACCTCAATAATGAGCGCCACCTCATAGGCACGGTCATCCGTGAAGCGAAGACCCCTCAACGAGGTGTAGTGATCGCTGGAGAGCGTCCACTCTTGAAACACAAGATTGTCCTGCATTCCCCAGTCGGCACTTTCCACCACGTAATCACGTGCGTAATACGCCAACCCGACACGTGCAATCCCACGGCCCTTGGCCAGCAATTGGAAGGTGAAGTTATGACCGGTGGGGTAGAAGGGAGATGACTTGATGTACAGACGGGATTCAGGGTCGTACTGAGGAACGTACCTTGACATCTTCTGTGCATTGGCAGACAACTTCGGAGAGGGCCAGTTGATGGAGCCATACCCAGCCCATTCTTCTCCCTGAATGAGTCGGAGAGGATATGAGTTGGTCTGCCAGTATCCAGCCAACTTGTTGTTGGCGGGGGTGACAGTAGCGTTGAAAGCGGACCCATATGCATTGGCAGAAATGGGGGTGGGCACGTTAGCAAGGCACACCACCGCATCCATGGCCTTTCCAATCGCTGGGGCGATTTCACGGCCAACTGCTGCAATAACCATGCCCGCAGGGGGAGACACGGATTGGGTGTATTCAAATGAGGGATTAGCGATGAAGTTCACTCGCTGGGGGGAAAGCCACACATGTTGGATACGAGAGGACTCAAACTTGGGAGGTCCTTGCCACAGAACCGTGGTTCCTTCCGCTGCGTTCTTGAACACCGTGGCAGGTACCGGTAGAAGTACGTCCGTGGTGGACCACCCGACGTACCACTTCTTCCCGATAGTGCTGTCCGTTAGGGCGGTGATTCGGTCCCCGTCCCGAAGTATCGGGTCCTTTGCAAACGGTGTAGTGGTCACGCAGATGACACGGGCACCCGCTGACCCCCCGAGTTTCGTTCCGTCTACCAGCAGAGCAAGAGCCTCCACCTGAGTATCGGCAGACAGGGAGAACGTCAGGATGTCAGTCTTAGGAATCAAATATTGGTTTGAACCCTTTGTGTAAATGGTGCATCCGGCGTTGACCTGACGGCTGTACCCGGGGGCGGAGATTTCTTCCCACCCATCCAGAGCCACCAGCGATTCAGGGGTGGTCACGCCCTTGAAGGCGTATCTAGTCTCTACGTCTTCCAACTCGGGGGCGCGAGCCAGCAGCATGAGCGTTACATCAACCGGCCCCGTAGTGATAGGGGCGGCAGCGGTAACGGCATTCTCTAGGAGAAAGGTGGAGAAGAATCCCATTATCCGCCGATCACCTTTCCAGAGGCGACACCAATGAGTTCATCGGTGCCCAGCGTGAGGTAGATGTCCGGGGCGAGCGGTGCCGCTTCACCCGCCTTACCAGCGGCGTAGAACATGCAGCCCATCATTCGGAAGTCATCACCGCTGTTTCGTTCTGCCACGGTGATGTAGGGAATGGCATACTGCGCTTCCGTAGGGGCGTTATACCGCAGTGAGGCATTGATCGGTGCAGGAGCCACGGCGATCAACGTACCTGTGGTACGAGCATCAAACGCTGCACCGACTGCCTCACCAAAGGAAACACTGGTGTAGGTGGAAGGGGCTACCCCGTAAACGACAAGTTCCTGCCACCCGCCGGTTACAGGAACGGTGTACCAGTCAGACCCAATCAACAGTTCATTTCGGTCGTACCAGAGAATCCCTACAGTTACAGAACTACTGGTGTTCACTGCACCAATGAACCCGTTGGAGCCATACTTGTACTGACACGTAAAGCCGTACCGGATATTTGGCTCCACAGGAATGCCGTTGTACTTGGGGGACATCTCTACGCCGTTATCGGCGGTCCCTATTCCGCACGTCAATGAGACATCACCGGTGCCGAACGTGTCACTTACGTTGACCGCCAGAACTCCAACACCGGATTCTGGTGCTACGTCCAACACCGTGATTCCGCTGGACACGGTTCCAACCGATGACAGGGTGGTCAAGGCGACATGGCGAGTGTCGGGAGGAGTGGTGCGAATGAAAGCGTCGTATGCCACGCTGGCAGCATCGGCATAGGTCGATGTGCGTGTGGCCAATGTGTTGCGTTCAGCGTGTGCCTCGCCCGAGGCCAAGGTGGATGCAACATTTGCACTAACCAATGCGTACCTGAACGTGGTTGTCGTTGGCGTGGCAGTGACCGTAAAGGTTCCGTTGAACAAGGCGTCGACACCAAACACCGTGACGATGTTGCCGACTGAGAAGTTGTGGGCGGTTGAGGTAGTGACCTCAGCCACGTTACTAGTCAGCGATACGTTGGTGATGTTGTACGTGATGTAGGTCGTTGTTACTAGGGCATTGAAGGCCCTTGCCCGAGCGAGGGCGCTCACATGGTGAGCGGTGTAAGGAAGACCAAACTCGCTGAGGAGCCAGTTTCCATAGCCCTGTACGAACTCGCTGTCATCGGGGAGCAGCATCAGATTCCGTCCGCTGCTGAGAGCAGCCTCATACTTGGAGGCCGCTTCGATGACTCCCTTGATCCCAGCGGTGGTTCCACGCTTGTCGTACAGAGTATTGATCTGGCTGATCAGTGACCGTGACCGAACTTCCCCAAGACCGTCGTCCCTACCTACACCGAGGTTGAGGCCCACTTGATAGAGAAGCGGCCAAGGGCTGTTGTCAAAGTGGTACGTGTCCTGCCAAGACTCAACATATTCCCGAGTCAAGTCCAGTTCAAAGCCGAACGACTTGAGGAACTGCTGAAGGTAACCCTGTTCCCCACGGAATCGTGCGTCGACCCACCGGTAATACTCAGGAACTCGGGAGAAGAGGTGGTCGAAGTGGCCGAAGTTGCGCGGCGTCAACGCCTCCGCAAACATCACAGGCTCCCAGTAAGTGGTGAGGAAGAACAGTGTGTAGTAGTACCAACGACCGGGTTGCAAGTCCCGGTCTTCGATAGTGATGGTCAGGGGGTTACCCTCTTCGTCGTAGAACTGATAGTCAAACTCGTTCACGATGGTGGTGGCGCTATGCGCCATGAACACCGTAACCCCGTCGTTGACGGTGCTGGGGTGTCCCATACCTGACCGGACGATGGCTACCTCTGACCAATCCTTGTACGCCGCTGGCCAAGCCCACGACAGTTCAATCACTCCGTAGTCAGAGGGAACCGCCGTCATTGACGACTTGACGGCGATCTTGTCGCTGGCTGTGTTTGTGGTGATGCTCTTAGCCCTGTATCGAAGAGCATTCTGACGAGCAGGGCGGCCCCTAACAAAGTCACCGCCTGTGCCATCAGTAGTGACACGCTGGACGGTGAACGCCGGGGGCGTTACCTCATTCCAGAGGTCACTCATGTCCCGACCAACCCTCCATCAGCCTTTACCCACAGACCATCGTGGGTGCGTTCGTCCAGCGAAAGGTCAGGCCAATATGCTGCCGACTCCACAACATTCGTGGCTCCCAGTGTGGAATCTGGGTACCGAGCCAACAGGGCGGCGTCCACAACGAAAGTCTTGATGCGGACGATGTGCAGTTCGTCAGGAGCCAACCCCTGCGATTGAATCTTGCGGACATCGTCGTCTTGGTCCAGCGTTACTTCCATTGACGTATTGGAAGGGGCAACTGAATCCAACCACCGAATCTCTGCCCATTCGACGCCTTGGACAGTAAGGCAGGCCCGGTATACCTGACCAAGCGAGATACGGGTGCCGAAATCCACATTGTCAAAGGCGAACAGACTTCTCACAGAGTTTTCCACAGCCTTACGCACCTGCGTCTTGTTGTACGCAGGCTGCACATGCACCGTGATACGCAGGTAAGCGTCCAGCCACAAGTCATCAGCGGTACTTGGTTCTGAATAGATATGGGTTCCTACCAGAACCTTGTCCCTCAAATGATCTTCAACTGCGGCGTTCAGCCGAGCCATGTAGGCGTCATTGGCGTTGCCGCCGACGGGCGCAACACGGACATGTACGGCTGTGTACAACGTGCCGAATGATACGGCTTTGGCTACGCCGGGGACCTGCAAAGCGAGGTCGGCGTAGTCGTTGAGAGTTACGGCGCGTGACTTCAGCCGACCAGTAGAACGTGGAATGGAGTACCGCATGCTTTCAACAGACTCATGGTCTGCGCCACCAATCGGCGGCGCACCGTTGGTGACAAAGATGCCGTAGATGTCCACACCGGTAGGGGGGACCAGAACAGTGAGCGACCCTAGGGACAAATCGTTGGCTGAAGCGCCCACGCCATACCGATAACTGACAAAGATTTCAGAGCCGAACGGCGGGATTCGCCCGGCGGAATTGTCCCCGAACACCAAGAAGGTGCGGCCTTCATCGTCCAAGTAGGTGGTGAATGCGGATTGGGTCGGACGAGCCAAGGAGATTTCGGATACATACGTCCACCGAATGTTGTTCCCTCCTTCACGCGTAGTGATCTCCACCGAGTTGCTGATGACCCCGGTGTTGGGAACCAGATAGGTGGCGTTCGGCGTGCCCTTGGAGTTACCCAGACCTTCGTTGCTGATGGTCACACCCTCTGTAGCGAACACTTCCAAGGAGGTTCCGGGGGTCAAGGTGAACTCGTAGTCCGTCTCAAAGATTGCCTGCGAGTCGGCAGTGTTTGTGCTGTTTGTAACCCGGGTTCCAGCAGGGATAGTGACCGAATAATCCAGCGCCTCAGCCGTGGTCAGACCCAGCGCAGTCTCCAGAGCGGCAGCGTCTGCCATGGAAAAAGTAAGGATTACCGATGCTGCCTGCTGCCCAATGGGCTTGTATCCCAACATGTCAGCGATGTACAGCACACTCTGACGACGCACTGCGGTTCCAAGAAACGCCTCGCTAGCGGTTCGGTCAATGTAGAAGTGCATGACATCGCCCATGTAGGCGAACAGTTCCAGCAGAAGGGTTCCGAAGTCACCGGCTTCCCCGACCGTCTCCCACTCAGGCATGAATCCCTTGGCGAGTCCAACCAACTGGGCGCGAATGGCGGCGAAGTCTCTGGAGGTGTAGTCCAGCACAGCCCGGCTTCGGGTCTTTCGGAAATCCTCCGATGTGATGATTACACCTTGGTCGGTCATACCGTGCCCCCAATGCTTCGCTGAATGAATTCGCTACTCACGGGCACCCTCAAAGTCTGCTCGTTCTGATACACCGAGGTCTGGTATGCCACCGAGATGTAGATTACTCCAGCCTCATTGTCCGGTGATTCAATGCGTACCGAGTTGACCACGCACCTAGGAACAAATCTCTGCAACTTATCCTTGATGTAGGCACCGGCGTCGGCCCTGACCAGTTCGTCTGACGGGTCGAAGAGGGCTGACTGGATGTCGCAGCCGTAGTTGGCTCGAGAAACGCGGTCCCCTTGGTTGGTCATGAGAGCGTCAACGACTTGGCCGCGCACGATTTCCTCGTAGGACGACGTGGACTGAACGGTTCGACCGTTTGAAACAGAGAACGGAAACTTGATTGCTTGCATCAGACTGCTACCTCCACAAATGGGTCTGCCCATGATGACACCCATTGGCCATTACGAAGACTAAGCGAGGGGCGGGCCTTCGGAGAGTTACGCCAGAAATGCTCAAAGGACGACTTAGTCAGAGCGGGGATACTGGCTCCGGGTCGGGTGAGCGTTAGTTCGGTAGCGTAAGCGTCACGCTTCATTGAATGCTTTACGTGGGTTACCAACCACCTACCGTTGAACTTTGCGCTGGATGAACGTGTGCCGGTGTTCACATCCACGGTCACCCCGGGGTAGATCGAAGCGTCTCCCTTGATACGCGCAGAAGCATCCTGAAGCCACCGGGACAGGCTCCTGACGGAGGCGTTTCCATACACCTCGGCTTCTTCCCGGCTACGGACAGGACTCTTGAACCAAGGCACTGGGTCAGCCTTTGAGGCAGTGGGCTGAATATGAGACACCACTCCGCCGCCAGCATCGAAGAAGTAGAACTGCTGAGGAGCCTTACTGACCTGTCGAATTGTGTGTTCCGTAGGCTTGAAGTCCATCAACTTGCGGTCGGATTCCAGAATCTCATCACTCTGCACCAGAGTGGTGAACGGATACTCACGGAACAGTTCTAAGGGGTCGACCATCCTCACCACCCCTGCCCAATTCAAGAGAATGCAGCCGCTTACAGAAGCCATGGCGTTGAGGACAGTCCAGTCGGTGTCGTTGGTTACCCCGATTGCAGGCCATCTGTAAGAGGTAGAAACACCTTGGTATCCAAGACGTGAGCGATCCGTGCATTTCTTGGCTACCTGCGAAGCAGTGATGTTGGTGTAGAACCTTCGGTTCAGTATCTGTGTAATCAGCGTGCTGCCGACCATCTGAATCACGTAGTTCAAACCCTGCTTGAATTGCTGGTCAGGGGTAATTGAAATTACGTACCCAAAGAACTGTTCCACACTGGGGGAAATACCGAAGGTGAAGTTGACTGCCTGCCCGGTCAAGGACGATACCGACACGTCCCTAGTCCGTGATATGGAGGTCGGATCGTCGTATGGGATACGAATATTTCCGTTGAAGGTCATTTCCCCGGGGATCAACACCGACATCGTGACCGAGTCGTGGACCCCTTGACCCCTGTCAATTGTCACCTCACGGATTACGACAGGAAACACATCACCGTTGATGAACAGTGAACGGATTGGGATGTTGAGAAATTGAGCATCGAAGGAGGCGTTGACAGCCATATCAGAGTGGAACCTTTAGGGCCGTACCAGTGGTGAGGTCCAAGGGGTACCAAATGGACGGGTTGGCTTCCGCAATGCGCCACCAATTGTTATGCGCCGAGGTCAGTTTCCAAGCGATGAATGACAGGTCTTCACCGTCCTTGACCATGTAAGTAACAGGAGAGACTGGGGTAGGAGCGGGAGTAGTCAGACGAAACAATGTCTCATGGGAGACAGTCTTCGGCACCGGGGTCGGCTCATCACCATCCAGATAGATGCGACCGTATTCGTCGTAGGTGTGGCCCACGGTAAAGGTCTTGGTGGCATCTTGATAGCGGGAATCGGGAGTGATCATCAGTACCTAATCCCTGCGTAAGGACTGTTAGTGCTGTATGTAGTGACGGAGGATGCTCCAAGCGGAATGGGCCTAACAATGTGCGTAGCACCGGCACCATTCTCAAAGTTCAGCAGTGAACTGTGGTTCCAGCCGAGATGTCCAGATTTACGGTGGCCCACCTGCGGAGTCTTGGATTGACCAGCGGCATCAAAGACATTGAAGAAATTCCCTTCGTTGTCCGCCCATCCGTTGAAGAACGCTACGTGACTGGTGCGCGCACCGGGCACAAGTCGCTTATCGCGGATGATGAGGTCACCGGGAAGCATCTTGTCACGGTTGGCTTTGACGGAGAACCAAGTTCTGGCTAGGTCAGCAGATTCAGGGTCCCACGAAAGGAGTACCAAGCCGGTGTTGTTCTTGATCATAGCGTCCAGCATGCTCTGGACATTCCCCGGGGTGTTCTTCCCCCAGCCCATTCTCTCGGACATACCGATACTGCGGTATGCCCACCACACAAGTGAGGAGCAATCGGCGTAGCGCAGGAACCCCGACGGGTCCACGCCATTACCACGGAACCCGAAGTTGTTGTCGTAGAGGGTGTATCCCTCTTTTACGTGGTTGATCGCCCATTGAAGGGCGTTACTGCGAACCCTTCCATTAGGAGAACTTGCGGTACCACCGGTTCCATCAGCGGTGTTACCGATATTTGCCAAGTTGCCTACATTGACAAGATTTGACTGAGTCTGGGGATTCGCACTCGGGGTGTAAGCACCGATACCGGAGTTAGCGCCAGAAGCGGCCACCACAGTGTTGTACGTAAGCGTAAAGTTTGCGGAATCGTCAGCGGCGACAGTATCGGAAGTGCTGGTAACCGCTGCTTCCATCGTGTACTCAGAGAACTCCCTCATGGGGCCGATGTAGACGACACGCATTTCAAGACTGATCCGCATGCGGATAGGGGTCATGCGACTGGAGAACTTCTCAAAGACCACCTGTGCGTTGATGGGGCGACCCTGCACAGACAGTTGCGGGCTGAACACCACCGTGATGTCACGGGGGTTCACCATCATTACACCGTTATCGGGAATCTGGTTGCTGACCGAATTCGGGTTTGAGGGTATGACATTGCGGACCACAAGATCGAAGAACTGGTAGTCAGCGAACACTCCGGGGTTATTCATGTCTTGCGACACTTCATCCTGCCGGTCGAAGAACAAGTCGAACCGGAAGTTCATGAACGAGGGGGGAGCGACGAGGTTCTTGGAACCGTAGACGGTGTTGAAGGGGTCCAAGGCGGCTTGGTCCAAGTACGACACGTAATCCCTGACAATCGTCTCAGGGTTATACATGAAGTAGAGCCGCTTCTTGCTTGTGGCATCGTTGGCTTCGTAGTTAGCCCTGCGGATGTACCCTCGCACGATCCGCTGCCCGCCATTGAGTCCGGGGATCAACCGGCCCGATGCGCCTGACGTAAACGGTGGGTTTGAGTCCTCGCCGCTGATCTCATGGCTGTTCAGCCATTCATACGCCAGTTTCTGCTCTAGTTGCTGCGGTGAAAGGGCGTTATTGGATGCCCAATGGGAGGGGACATCAGACTGGTTGTAAGGAGCGGCCCCGGTAAACCCATAGGGAGCAGACACCAAGGCCACATAGTTGTTGGTATTTCCGGCGTTGATCATCTACGTACCGCCAACCGCTTACGCATTTCTTCCTCCAACCGGTCAGCCATGATCGGAACAAGGCGTCCGATGTCCATGCCTCCGGTCATACCCTGCGTGTTCAGGTGGAACTGGTTGTTGAACTGAATGGTCATGTTGCTGCTCATCTGCGAGCGTTGCGAGTAATCACCAAGATCACCAATGTCGCCCACGTACCCATCAGCCTTGGCCACGGAGTACACCGTCGGAACCCAATCTTCTGCTCCGCCATGAAGAGGGGCATCTCCCCGGTATGGACCCCATGCGAAGAACGGAGTCCTGCTCTGATCGAACAAGTACTTTGCGGCCCGGGCGTTGATCATCGGGTCTTTCAACTGGTTCTTGTCAGTCAGGCCAAGAGGGCCTCTCATGTTCTCCCACATACCGTTGAGGGTGTTGATCTGCCACAGACCGTACGAGTTGTCGCCAGTACCAAGGTTTCCGTTGTACGCCTCAGGGCGGAAATTTGATTCTCGCCCAGCAAGTGAAACGATGGCTACCAGTTCATCTCCAGAGAACCCTGCTTCTGAGGCGGCACGCAAGGCGACCTCCATACGCTGCCTAGTAGCAGCGTCGGCGGACTTGGCGTTGACACTCGACGTCCCCCCGGCGTACTTCTGAAGAATTCGCTGCACGTTGGCGGACCCGGGCATTGAACCCGATGCGCCTCCACCGCCTCCACTACCGACCCCGCCGCTACCAACCCCGCCGCTACCAACCCCGCCGCTAGTAGAGCCGGAAGTTCCCTGCCATGAGTTAGACAGGTTTAGTTGAGTGGGCAATCCGCGACCGAACGCAGCGTCGTAAGGGAGGACCACGTCCGCCTTTACGCCTGCTCCTGACCCCAACCCCATGAGACTCATGTACTGCTGAGACTTCGCTGCTACCTGTGAAGGATCGGGATTGGACATGTCAAGAAGTCCCCCACCGGTCGACATTCCAACCAACGTCTGGATTCCCTTGAACATCACTCCCAAGGTCTTTGCGATCATCTCAATACCGTCCATGATCCCGCCAGCCATATCGAATGCCGTACCAACGATGGGAATGGAGGAAATTGTGTCACTAAGCCACCCTCCCAAGTCACCAATGTCGCCCGTGCCCCGGCGTCGGCGCTTGGAGAACCCACCAACTGTTCCAGCAGCCTGAACGTGCCACGGCTCACCATGGCGTCCACCAGTTTCTAGGCCGTACTTATGAGCATTAGCAGCAATCCACCCATACTCCGAACGTGGTCCGAGGTCTGCTGCCCACCCACCAGAGTGCTGGCCGTGGCCATTTACCCCGTTATCACCCAAATCACCGATGAATGGTGCGCCTGAACCAAAGTTACCAATGCCCTTCTTTTTCAACTTGGCTTGTGTGTATCCGTCACGAAGGCCGGATGTCACCTTCAAACGCGGGTTATCCCGCATCATCCGGTCTACCTTTCGGCGCATATCGGGGTGCAGACCAGCAGTACTGGAACCCCCGTAAGCACCGTAATCGCCAATGTCCCCTGTAGAAGAAGTCCCATCAGAATTAGGAACAATTGGCGACCCACTACCTCCGGGGGGGGTCATACCACCAGCCGTTGCTGCGGCCGTTGCTGCGGCAGTCCATCCGATACCGCCACCAACGATTTGGCCGAGGGGGCCGGAGGACTCAAGGATGTTCCATAGGAATTGTTCGACTTCATCGGGCATGTACTGGATCATCCCGAGAGCGCCCTTAGCCATACCGGGGACCAACCGGTTGACCGCTGCGCCCATCGCTTGGTTGAACCACTGGTTAGACCGCTCTCGCGTGGCATACTGGCCAGTCATCTGCCCAGCCAGTCCGAACTCGTTGCGGGTCAGAGCAGTAGTGGCAGCAGCCTTTCGCCATGCTTGGTTGCTCGCAAGTTTCTCTGCGTCGCTATTACCGCCCATGTAGTCAAAGATTTTCTCTCCGCCCATGCCGGTGTTCGTTGAGGCAAGCGCCCACGACCACCAGTAATCACGCATCTCCGGGCTAACCCCGGTTTGGTCGAACCAAGCGTTGATGTTTGAGCCGGGGAAGTTCTGCGCCAGCAATTCACCGTAGTTGAATACCTTCCCTCTGTCCTTGCCGGGTCGCTGATTCTTCAGCCAGTTCATGATGCCTTGTGCCCATTCGGACGCAGACTTCATTCCCCCGCCCATTTTGAGCAGGGAGAAGGTACCACCGGTATAGAAGGCCGCTGTCTGGTTGGCCTGTGTATTACTGATCTGGGACCCAACTACCTTGGCCACTTCACTGGCTCCCTTACCGGGAGTCATCATCTGAAATTGGCCAATCATGTTGTAGAACTGGCTGGCTTTATCCTGACCGAGGTTTCCCCCAAGGGGGGCCATGGCACCGCTTTGGCGACCTATCGTTAGAGCGTTGAGGATGTCAGTAACGTCCCCCTTCATATTGCCGGGGATGTTCTTGATGGAACTGAGGATGGCGTCCATCTCTTTCTTACCGCCGCCCTGCCACTGGTAGGGCGTGAGGTCTGCTGTCATCCTCGCAGCAGCGTTTCGGTTGGTGTTGATTCGCTCTCTGGCGAATCGCAGTGGGAACATCGCCATGTCACCAGCGAAGTCCAATACACCTTTAGCCATGGAGCCGATGATGGGAAGGCCCTCAATGAAGCCACTGGTCACGTCGTTGATCGCCCCACCGATGGTGGTCCCCATGTTGGCTGCTGCGGCTCCGCCCACGGAACCACCAGTGGTGTTGCCGCCTCCTGCGGAGCGTGACCAGTTCTGGGCGAAACCGGCGTTTGAGGAGGTGCTAGGTGAGAACCCCCCGTAACGACCGCCGCCACCGCCACCGCCACCACCACCGCCGCCGCCACCTGCTCCACGGGATGCAGCGGCCAGACCACTCAGATTCTGAGTGGCCGTAGCCGAAGCACGGCTGATCTGAGACAGGATGTTAGTGAAGGCACCCGAAAGGAAGGACGACGACATCCCTGCCAAGGCTGACTTGAAGCCATGCAAAGCATCAGTCAACTGCTTGACCTTGTGGGTGGTGTCCCCGATGCCGGGAATTTCAAAGGCAAACGAAGCGATACCGGGGTTGACTACCTTGGAAGGGCCATTGCCCTTTCCTCTTGAGGAGGTTTCGTATGCCCCGCCGCCAGCGGCATTAGGTTCCATTTCGCTCCCTCCTCCAAGAGTTCAATCGTTTCCAGTACTGGCGCTCACGGTATGTCAGCGATTTCAACTCATTCAGTCCCCATCCGCTGTACGTCATGGCGAGCATGTCGTACTCCAGATAGAGGGTCTGCATGTCAAGCGCGAAACAAATCACCCCACCCAAGGGCGAGGATGATGTCACCCCCGCAGCCCAGACATCCCATTTGTACCGACAGGTCGATGTCGGGTTGCTTGCTGACCATTTCTGTGAGCATGGCGGTTCGGTCCTTCATACCCAAGTTACGAGCGAACTCGGTAGGGCTGACGACCAATGCGCCATTCACCTTGGTGATGCAGCGGGACAGGATGAGAGTGTTCTGTTCAGCAGTAGTGGCACCCTTGCGCTTGAGGGCTTCCAACTGATCTGCGCCAGTGACCAGTCGGTATTCGATGTCATCACCCTTGGCCGAGGTGTAGTGAAAGGTCGAAGCATGCACATCTTCCACAGCCTTGGGCTTGAAGTCTTCCTTGAGGAGCAGGGTGGCTTCCTGCTCCATCTCGCAATGCGGGCACGTGAGGTTGAGAATCTTCTCGTTGCCATAGGTGACGGTAAGAATCGCCAACAGCAACTGTGACCGTTCACCAACCAGCAACTCCCGAAGGGCTGCTTGACGGTCGGGAACCGCCATGCCAGAGAGGTTGATGTTGTCCACCCGAACCACCCCGTGGGCCAAGACGAGGTCGAAGAAGTCGACAGATTCCTTAGCGCGTGCCAAAGCCTCTTCATCGGCTCCGTTCAACTCACGCACTTCGGCTTCTGTTTTCCACGACCCGCCTTGGTACAAACCACGGGGGAGGTTCACGATGCAGTTAGGTGCATCGGGGATGAGTGGAGTGGACCCTGCGATAGCCGCCTTTGCCGCAGCAAGTTGCTGCGATTTCTTCTGGCTCGAGTCCGTGGGGGTTTCCAGTACCGAGAGGTCAAACGCCTCAGCGGTGTTTCCGGTGGTTGACACAGTGTGTTCTCCGTTTCAGTTGTGGATTCTTCAGGACATGAGCAGACGACCGCCGCCGCCTGCGCCGCCTGTGCCCGAACTATGGGCAAGATTCTTCGCCTCCGTGTTACCGAAGAACACGTCGAAGCCCTCATGATGCACCGTCATCTGGTGAACGAGGATGGCGTTATCCAGCGCATTGAGGCCATTGAAGCCAATGCTGGCCGTCCAGCAGTTGTAGAAGACGAAGGCCAAGATGGCACCATCTGCCGAGCCACCCGTACCGGACTGCGACCCCATGGTGACGGGGTGATCCAAGATACGAACGGCCATGTCGTAACGGTACTCATCGCCCATGGCCAGATCGCCCTGACCCCACTGCACGCTGAACATGCGCTTGGCGATGTCCCACATGCCGGTCTTGGTGTGGAACACACCAGCGTTGAGGGTGAGCGGAGCGAAGTCCGTCTGGCCCGGCAACTTGTGGGGGTTGGTGTTCCAGCCGCCTTCACGGTAGGGCACCATTTCCGTGTTCATCGCCAGACCTTCGACGGTCATGAATCCCATCTCTGCAATGCCCTTGTCAAAGGCACCGTTCGGGTGGAACAGTTGAACTTGGAACTTGAAGTTGCGAACCGGATCGGCGTGAGCGCGAGTCCTGTTGTCAATGAGAGTGGGCATGATTTCCTCCTACGGATCAGTTGGTCGTGGTGACTTCGGTGGTGGTCTGGCTGCGGTCAAACTGCGACACGCGAATGATCACGAACTCAGCGGGGTACTCCAAGGCCACACCGATTTCCATGCGGACCTCGCCAGCCTGAATGACTGCCGTGGTGTTGGTCGTCTCGTCGCAACGGATGTAGTACGCCTGAGCAGCGTTCGCTCCCCGCAAGCCGCCTGCTTCCCAGATGGGGCGGAGGATGCGGTCTGCGGTCATCCGAAGCGACGACCACAAGCGGCTGTCGTTGTTCTCAAAGACGGCGTACTGGGTCGACCGCCGCATGATTTCACGGATGTAGATGAGGGTACGGCGGGCCGACACATAACGGTCAGCGTTGTACGACTTCCGGGTACGGGCACCCATCACTGCGATACCTGCGCCGGTCACCGGACGGATGATGTTGACGTTGGCATTGTTCAGGGTTCCCAGTTCGCTATCGCTGAACTTTGTCTGAACGCCAACCACGTTGTTCAGTCCAGCAACCACACCGGCCGGTGCGCGCCACACACCGATGGTTGCGTCGATGCGGGCCATCATTCCGATCACCGCACCTCCCGGCGGGATAGCGGTGATGGTGGTGGACTTCACCGGGTCGTTGATCAGCAGCCACGGCCCGTAGGAAGCGCAGTACGAATCTCCCGAATTGGCTCCCAAGGCCGAGGTGCTTTGCATGGACGTTGCGTACGCCAAGGATGTGACGCCAGAAAGACGAGGGGTGCAGTTGTCGTTGACGACGAACACGTCCTGACGGTCGCTGAAATCGCTGCTGGAGCAGGTCGCACCGATGTAGTTGCTAGCCCAGTCAGAGGTGTTGACGCTGTTCTGGTTGCTGATGTATCCAGAGATGTTGAGGATCAGCGGACCTTCCAACTGCGGAACTGACTTGATGGCCGAATCACGCAATTCGCTGGCCCCGGGAAGGTTCGGGTCAGTACCGCCAGTCAGCGCCACAGCGGTCAAAGCCTCGGTGGGAACAATGTCAGTGCGGACGTTCGACACCGTTACATAGGTGCTGCCACGAACCGGGTCATTGACGGCATCAGCCAGCAGCGGGACCCCAGAGACGGTGCCAGCAGCGGACACATTGAAGGTGTCCACAATCTCGGTAACACCGTTGGTGGTAAGCAGAATCTGGAGGGTGTACAGCACTTCGGTGTACGGAGCCGCTGAAGGAACGGTGGACGAGATACGCAGCGTGTACGACAGGCGGTTGCCCCACACACCGGCACTCTTGGCCGAAATGGTGAAGGCGTTGCCAGCAGTCGTGCCATTGCTGAACTGCACACCAGTCACGACCTTGGATGATGCGGCACCGTTCAGCGAGGCCGAAACCGAGCGGACGACATACGCCGTACGGCCACCATTCTGGAGGTACGAGTACACGGCGTAGGGAAGGTACGACTTGGCCCAGACACCGGACGTGTTGGTCGGAACGGGATCAAACCCGCCGAACTGAGCGACATAGTCGCCCCACGTTTCGATACGGACAGGCACAGGAATGTTGCCCGAGTTGAACGGACCCTTAGGAGCGGCACCGACGAAGACGGCGACACTGGTTGCGTTGGAGACATCACCTGCTGACGAGAGCAAACTCTCCTCAAGGTAGACGCCGGGGCGGCGGTAAAGAAGCGGCATTTAGGGGACTCCCTTTGTAGACGTGGAAACGATGGGGTAAACGGGGGAGTGTTACGAGCCAGACGGCGTTACGAATTCGCTGCCGATGCTAAAGCAGTGGCAGAAGCGGTAGAGGGATAGACGTGGGCGAAGTCAGCAATTGCAGTGGCGTACTCGCCATGGCGCTCGCGGAAATCAGACGGGACAGAATCGGGCAAGCCCAAGACGCTCTCCCCAGTATTCGGGTAGGTAAGGACGTTGTAGAGAAAGTCGTCCACGTAGGAACGATCCACGATGGGGGTGTAGACACGCAGCACCTGCCAAGCCTGACGGATCGACTCCTGCGGGACTTCCGCCAACATGCTGATGGTGTAGACCTTGCGGAAGATGCGCTTGTTACCACTTTCAGTAGTTTCCATGAGGTCAGCCTGTGCTGAGTCCACCAGTTCGACGCGCCTCCACGTGTTGTCAGCGTCCACTCCCATCCAGAAGGGGCGGGGAGGGAACACGTCAGTGAAGAAATGGCTCATCAAGTACCGGTCGTGCAGAGAGGATCGGCAATGCACAGAAACTTGATACGTCAGTTTGAAGGGTAGGAAGTTCCTCACGTCCAAGTTCATGTTGGCGTCGGGAACAGGCATCGTGGGACTGACCGAAGGCTGGTACAACCCGTCCGTGGACATGATGTATTCGCTCGTCCACAACTCATAGGCCGGGGAAACGTCGATGAGGTCGATGGTGATGAAGGGGTACTTGATGGCCCGCTCACCCTCAGGGAAGCGGAACCACACGCCAACCTCGGTCATCTTTGAGTCTCCGGGGCGGTTGGGCACTTCAAGACCCGATAGGTAGGTATGCAGGGCAGCGTCCTCGGCCAAGATGAACCCCGTATGGGTGGCCATATCGGGGGTGCCAAGCATCGGTGCGCGAACACCGCTCATACCTTGACCCCCGGAATGACGATGGGCCTACGTGCCTGCATAGCGGTGTTGAAATGGTCCTGCGCCATGATGGCGATGTGGTCCATGGTGCGGAAGAGCGAGTCGGGGGGAGTGGTCAGGTCGCCGTACTCCAAGGCTTCGGCCTGCGAGGCCATCTCATTCCCGAGGAATCCGACCATCAGTCGTCCGTCAACCGACCATTTCTGAATGTTGTCGGCCAACCCAACCCATGCAGGCTTGGACTGAGCGTACGAGATCACGGCATCGTGTGTGAATTCCGCAGCAGATTCGGCGGCAGCGGCAGCGTCTTCCTTCAGGCCCTCGACATAACGGTCGAGTGCATCAAGCCATGATGCTTCGATGCGGAAGCCTTCGGCCACCGTTCCTCCTGTGCAGATGTAACCACTGGACGCTCATCCAGCAGTGGGCTTATCGTACCCCATCGCTGGTTGGCAATGTGTCATTACCAAGCGTCCGGGCCGATTTCTACAGCCACAGATGGCGTCACTATCACAGTGTCATAACGGATGATTGTGTAGGGCTGGTAGAAGAGCGTGACATCCTGAATCCGGGCACGCCATGTTGGCGTTGGGGGCGACCCGCCTACATAAGTAGTAGAAGTGACTGCCGCTGATCCCGCCTTGTTCAGCCATGCGCGATACGAGGCAAGGGAAACAGAGGTAACTGACCCGTTGGAACTCAAGTGGTAGGTCGACGGGTTCGTGATCCTTTCCCAACGAACCAAGTCCTTCGTAGCATTGGTGGCGGGCCGGTACCCGGAGATGTAGGTAACCGGGGCGGTCACGATCAGACCCTGTGAGTTCATTACATACGAAGCAGTGGTTGGGTTGTAGAACTGCACGTGAGGGTTGTTGTACTGGGCGTTGAAGACCATAATCTGAGCGTTCGTCGGGATATTCACAGACGGAACAGCAGGAGTAATGGTCGTCGTTACCGGAGTACCGGCCGAGCCGCCGATGGAGCCGAGAGCGATGAAGTTCGTAACTGCCAGTGAGAACTTCTCAATGTCCTTGAACTCCAAGGCAAACGACGACACGTCGAACACCTTGATATTTGTGGTGTGATCGGCGTGAACGGCGGCATGAGTGTGGTTCAGAATCTCCCCGTAACCGGTGTTTCGGTATCCCGTAGTTGCGATACCTGCCGAGGCGGGGGTGATAGCGCCGAGCCAAGACCCGTTCTTATTGAGTCCGAGATACATGGTCTGAGCAGGATCAGCAATGACCTGAATCTTGGTCAACTTCCCGGTACTGGTAGGGATGGTGAAGTTGATCCCTTCCCAGAAGGTATGAGGCTTAGAAGAACTTGTACTGGCAGTGTGGTAATCGGATACCCAACTACTGAACAGGGCGGTGAGGTCCACGCTGGAATCCACGGCGGAACTTCCTGAGTGAGTGGAATCCTGCTGGGAAGTCGTCGCCAGCAACGTGGGGTGAGTGGAAGTTTCTGCGCCCCATCCGTACACAGCCTGAGAGCCAGTTACAGCCGGGTGCCCTGTGCGGAACTTGGTGGGCGCACTCTTGACGTTGGTAAACCCTGTTCGGACGGAAGTTACGTCAACGTAGTAATTGGTGTCGAAAGCAAAGGACAGCGAGAACTCTACGGAGTTGTTGTATGGCTCGCTGGAAACGATGGGCCTCTCAACGTAGAGAACACTCTTTCGCTGGATGAGCGTGCCTGCGGAGTCATACAGGGTCACCCAGTACTCAGTAGGGGCGACTCCCTGCGTGGAATCAGCCCATGTCACGCCAAGGACGGTCATGGCTCCGGGCGATTGTTCAGTTACCACCCTCAGCAATGGGGTACCGGGTTTAGCCAACGCCCACTTGTAACCGGTGTCAATCCATACCGGGTTATCCCCAGAACTCCGTACGTACACCTTCCTCGGCGTAACGAACAGGGGGCGAGTCGGGAAACTTGAAACAAGGGATGTCGGGGGAGAGGTACCCGGAAGAAGAGGTCGGTACCTATCAGGGACTCGGTCCCTGTACAGAAGTGAGCCGTCTGCTACGGCAATCCAGTCACCCCCATAATTGCGGTAAATACCGGTCACGGCTGTACCCAGATAGTTCCCTCGGGATACTGCGCTGCAACGGGGGTAACAGTTGACACCAGCACGGTCGCAAAGGGCAGCCCATTGCCGTGAAGTACTGCCGTAGTTGCAGATGTAGGAGCGAGAGTGATCTTGTTACCTGCCACTGTGACCTCGTTGGAGAGGAACCGTACGTTGCAAACAGTGGAGCCAATCGGCGCAATGGACGACCCGGTAGAGGCGGAGTAGGACATTTCCAACTGCCCCAGTCTCCCCGTGGTAGCCGTGAGCAGTGTGGTAGCGGTCAGGTTGGCGGCGGATACCGACGCAGCCGTGGTTGTTCCGAGCGTTGTAGCCCCGCTTGTCAGCGATCCAACGGTGGCCTGTCCTGTGACGGAGAGTGTTCCCGACGAAACCGCCCCCGACCCAGCGTTTACACCGGTCGCTGTCACCGCACCTAGTGAGGCAGAAGGAACTGAAATGGGGGTATCAAACAGCAAAGTCGTGCTGTTCGTGGTCAACGTAGCAGTTGCGGAACCGGTCTTGATCTGCACGGAAGAGCCGGTAACAACAAGACCACGGTTGGAACCCAACACAACCTTCCCCGACTCCAGTGTCAAAGGGTTAGTAGCGTCACTGCTAAGGCGGACACCGAAAGAAGTGCTGGTGTCATCAAACGTGGCGTTCTTGAATGCATTGACAGTTCGCCACGTAGAAGTGGAGTCAAGGTATTCCAGAGAGTTTGTCTGAGAGACAAACACTGCCTGACCGGCGGACGGCGAGGGGATCGACAGCGACGGCCCGAGGGCCGTGATCTTTGCCGACGATGTTGAGAACCGAAGAATGGACCGCCGCTGAAGGAAGTCAGCATCTTGCGCTCGCCAGTTATCAGTGTTGTCGGTCCAAGTGACCAGCGAGTCAGTACTCGGAAGCGTTGCACCCGGCATTGTCATACCCTCCTATGAGGCAAGATTACTACGAAACCCACTCACGGCTCAGTACTTCCCACTCGGTTCCGTTCCACTTGCGCTTGACCGCCCAAGTTCCCGACGGTTCAGCGGGTGTCTTTGAGGGAAGAGTAGCCACCCATTCTGTACCGTTCCACACTTTCTCTGTGGACCAACTCCCCGTAGGGGCGTAGGACAAGGGGCGCTCCAGCGGACTAACCACCCAAGCAGACCCACTCCATTTCTTGGCCGTGTACTTGGTGGGAATGGCCCACAAGATGTTGGCAACATTTGCCTTTGTCTTGATAGTGCCGGAAGTCTGTGACTGGCCTTGTGCGGTGAACGAGATTTGCACCGCAGGGGAGGCTGTGACAGTTCCTGCGGTAAGGCTGGAACCACTTGCCGTCCACTGGCGAGAAACCACCAGCGCCGCCGTTCCCGCTGCCACAGAAACAGCGGCCATCGTGACGACGTGTTCTACGGAGACGGTGGATGATCCAGCGGAACCACTAGAACCATTCAATACGGCGGTATGGGAAATGACAGTGCCAGACGTGAAGGAAGCAGCGCCAGAAGTTGTCGAGGCCCCCAGAAGTGAGGCGATGTGTTCGACTAGTGCAGCAATTGTTCCGTTGCCAACCGCCGATCCAGCAGAGGAGACAATGTGTTCGACCGATGCGGTGAGGGTCCCCGTTGTGGTCGATGCGCCCGAGAGCGAGGCGGTGTGTTCAACTAGTGCGGTAATTGCCCCGGTACTGACCGCCGAACCGGAAAGAGAGGCGGTGTGTTCAACTAGTGCGGAAAGTGTTCCCGAGGAAGACGACGATCCAGCAGCCGTAAATGTAATGGCGGAGGCGGAAGTAGCGGTGCCGGTTGCGGTGGAAGTGAAGTTCCCGAGGGTTGGGGAGCCGGTGCCGGTGATGGTGACTGCGGAGGTGCCGGTCGCAGTAGAGGTGAAGTTCCCAAGGGTGGGAGAGCCGCTGCCGGTGATGGTGACTGCGGAGGTGACGGTGCCCGAGGCTTGTGAGTTTGCGCCGGTCAGGTTTTGTGAACCTGCACCTGCGATGGTTTCTAGGCCGGTGCCGCTGCCGGTTTGCGAGGCCAGCGTTTGAGCACCTGACGCCGCAAAGATTTCTTGTGCGGTTGCGGTAGCGAACTGGTTGGTGAGCGTGACGGCTGCGCTGCCGGTAATGGTGACGCCGCCGCTAGCGGCTGAGGTGGCGTTCTGGAGGGTGACAGCGGCTGTACCGACTGACGGTGTGCCAATGACAATAACAACGAATGTGCGAGTTGAGTAACCCCTCATATCGTCGTGTTCCTAGAGAAACCCATCCACGGGATGCGATAGGTGGGCAGCCCCCATGTGGCCGGTGTGATCGTGGTCGGCAGCGAGCCTGCGGTGGTCGCAATGTGGCAACCCATGCCGCCAGCCAACGCAAACGTCGGGGTGATACTGAAGAACGTGGCCGCAGAAGCGGATGCGGTCAACGCCATGTAGTAGGTGCCACGGTCTAGACGGGTGGCAGTGCAGGTTACGGTTTGCACCGTGCTGCCGCCTGACTGGGCGGTTGCGCCTGTGGACAGGATGCGGCTGAGGGTGGTTTGGCCGGGATTGGTGACGTAGATGCCGAGGTCGATGTTGCCGCTGACGGTGGCACCGTTGTAAACCCAGAAGGCGCGGATGGTGTACGGGCCGGGAAGTGTGAAACCAATGAGGCAGGTTTGCCCGTTGACGGATTGCATGGCACCGGATGCGGGTGCGGCAGGAGCAGACAGGGCGGTGTAGGAGAGGCCGAAGTTGCTGTACCGGCCCAATGACGAGATCATCAAGGGCTGTACCCATTCACCGGGGAAGTCCATGCCGCAACCTTAGTATTGACCGGACGGCAGGCGGCTGAACCCGAACACGGGATACCGTAGTCCTGTCCATGTGGCTGCGGTAAGGGTGGTGGCGAGGGTGCCTGTGCCGCCGCTTGTTGCTGCTGTCTGCCAACCGAACGCATACTGTGCGTTGGCCGCTGTTGTTGGGACGACTCTCCCGAATAAGGTTCCGGTAGACGAGTTGGCAATCGCCAAATAGTAGGTGCCCGGTTCTAACCGGATGTTGCCTGCGGTGATGTTGGCAGATTGCAAGATGCTGACGGTGCCTTGTGCGACTGCACCCGTGGAGCAAAGCCGGGTGACGGTGGTGCCGCCCGTGTTGACCGTGTAGATGCCTACGTCGATGTTTCCTGCTGAGGTGGTGCCGTTGTACCACCACATTGACGAGATGAGGCATGGGCCGGGGATGGTGAACGGTGCTAGAACAGCGTCACCCGTAGCAGCCCCGAATGTTCCGCTTGCGGGTAAGACAGGGCCGTTTAGCATCGACATGGCAGGTTCTAGCGTGCCATAACGCCCCATTGTGGATACCATAAGGGGCTGTACCCAAATTCCGGGGAAGTCCATTAGATGCTCACCCCGATTCCCTGAATCTGAACTAGGGCGCATTGGGTGATGGTTGGTGTACGCCATGTCACGGTAGACGGTAGTGATGTCGACGTACCCGGATTCCATGCAACATCGGCTTCTTTCACGCCGAGAGCGACGTTGGTCTGAATGGGTGTGGACGTAGAAGCGGCATTTAGTCCAGTTCCTCCTGTTCCCACTCCCATATACGCAATAAATGACAGGTAATAATTACCTGCCATAAGAGTGGTAGCCGAGGTGAGCGGAAAAAGACCTGCGGTTACGTTTGAGAGTGCTCCACCTCCCGGTCGTGGATTTCCTGAGGAAAGACCATATGCAAGTGTCTGGGCTTGCAATACGCCACGATCATCATAAATGGCAAAGATGTAATCATATGTGACACTCGGACTAGCGGTTGATGCCGATATTCTTTGTGCCAAAACAGGAGATTGCAAAGTAAACGGTATACCGTACAAAAACGGATTATTCTGTGTACTCGTCCCGGTGGTCCATGTCCACGACTGGATAAGGGCGTACTCACCCATGTTGTCCGAGGAGAACGGCCCAAACACGACAGGTGCCGGTGACTGATACGGGACGGGATACAGCATTAGGTCACGACCGTTCCAACGATGGTGAAGTTGGTGACCGGATTCCATGTCGATGTCATGGAACCGGGTGCGCGCCATGTGATCGTCGCAGGCATCGCGGTGCCCGTGTTGGGTGCGGAGTTGAACACGGCTTCACGGACTCCCATGACACGGTTCTTGCCGACGGTGGTTGCGCCGGGTGTGGCGGTTGCTCCGGTGGCGGTGGCGTTGCTGATCTGTTGAGTGAAGTAGTAGACGCCGGGTGCTAGCAGCGTGGGGCTGCTGAATGGTGCGCTGCCACCGATGGTGCTGTTGTTGCCGAAGTTGGCTGGGGTGAGGCCGGTTGCTGTGGCGCATTGCAGGGTGGACACCCATGTGGTGCCGTTCCATGTGCCTTCGTCATAGATGCCGAACTGGTAGGTGAGCGTGGTGCTGACGGCGGTGTTGGTGAGTACGCGTCCCCATACGCGTTCCACGCGTGTCCAGTTCTGGAGATCGAACGGCAACGCAACGTATGAGGTGTCTGCGTTGATTGCGCTTGCGCTGGTGAAGCCGTTACCGAACAGGTTGAGGAAGTCAGGAATGTTGCCTTGTGGGGACATTGGCCCGACAAAGACGTTGCCTCCTGAGACTTGGAGGTTCTCTCCGGGCCACCATGCCATTAGACGTACTGCAATACTTTCCACGGCAAACTTCGGTTCACGCTTTGATAGACGTAGAACTGGAGTGCGTTTGCTTCTACAAGATCGTTGGAGATTGGCACGCTGATCTGGACGGCGTTGTCTGTTGCTTGGGCGTTGCGGTACTGCTGGTAATACACGACACGCGGTGTTGAGCCGGTTAGCACCTTGGAGTAGATGCGAAGTTCCACTACGTCACCTGCTGCCATAGTGGTCAGGTCGATGTGGAACGTGAACGTGCCTGCGGTGGTGACGGTGTGAACGGCGGTGCCGGGTGAGGCTGTGGTTGCCGTGTAGGTGTTGCCCGCAGCAAGGGTGACTGCCATTACGGGTTGCCTGCCGTGATGGTGAACGAGGTTACGCTGATCGTTGCCGACTGCACGAACGAGGTTGTGGACATGTTGAGGTCTTGGCCACTTTGACCCACGGTGCCGTCCATCACGAACGTGCCACCCGAGGTGGTGATGCGGAACCAGATGGCGGTGCCGGTCGCCAACGCTGCTGCGCTAGTAACAGCGTTCAATGTCAACACACCACCTGTCGCTGACGGCGCAAACGTGGCGTTGCAAGTCAGTTCAGCCAACTTGGTGTAGCCGGTGAGCGGCGTCAAGCCGGTGGCGGGCCTCTGTCCCAGCGTCAACGGTGTGGAACCGCCATCGTAGAACTGGAGTTTGGCTGCTGCGCCCGCTGCGCTAGTGATCTGATCCAGTTGGTTGTTGCGGAGCGTGGTGGAGAATCCGAGTGCCATCTAGATCAGCCTGCCGTTGTGATAGTGAGAACGATGGCACCCACAGCAGCGGTGAACGTGTCACCGGCCGTGTACGGGTTGGCGGTGATGGTGCCAGAGAACTTGAAGGTACCAGTGCCGTCCGTAGCGGTGTTCCAGATCGTGAAGTGCGTCGCATCCTGCGAACCGGCGATGTTCGTCCATTGCACTTGCGCCGTGTTCGTCATGGTGGACGTGCCAGCAGAGTTGGTGGCTGCGCCGAACGTCACCGCCTTACGGGTGACTTCGGTCGCCTTATTAGCGACACCACTTACACCGGGGTCACCAACATGAAGTTGAATGAACGGCGTGTCCGTTCGGATTGCGTCCAGCGGTGTGTTTGCCCCTGCGGGTGCGAGTCCAGTAGCCATGGGTGTCCTTTCTAACCCGACTATGCGGGAGGCGTATTCTCTCCTGAATCGTACTGCGATTGCTGAACCGATTGGGCGACCTGCAACGCCGAAAGAAGGATGGCGTTGTCACGCGTCAAGGCAGCGATTTGGTCAGCCAGCAACTGGATGACTTGCTCAGAGTTGTACGGGATGTCCATGATTCTCCGATGAGGTATGACGATGGGTATGAGAAAGCCCGAGGGGGATAGGAACCCCTCGGGCTTCTCTCCTGTGGGGGCAGGTCAGACGGTGATGCGGAAGATGCCGTTGGCGTTCCACACCACGGTGAGGACGCCGCTGGTCACGCTGTTGGCACCACCGAAGTAGTTGTAGCAGACGCCCTGCTTGGGGCTCTTGGTGTCGTTGTAGATGAGGCTGCCGTACACGTTCGACAGGGTGGCCGAAGCGCCCGAGGCAGTGTCGGCGGCGTCGAACATGATGACGCCCGAGGACGGGGTCGTGATCGTCAGCGAGGCAGCGGTAACGCCACCGACCGGCCACGTCACGGCCTGACTGACCTCGTTGCCGGTGACCCATGCGCTGGTAGCAGCGGCGTACGTCGACAAAGCAGCGGTAGCGTCCTTGTCAGGGGTGCCGGTGTTGTTGTACAGGGCCACCTTGTAGACATCGGTGGGGGCGTTGAGGTCGAAGACCGCCGTACCAGCGAAGGTATCGGCGACCATCTGACGGAAAATTGCGGAGGCGGTGAACGCCATGGTGTTGTCTCCTTATGAGGCTTGGATGTTCAGGTTGACGGCGGGGGCGAGAATATGGCAATCCTCGCCATCCTCCCGCATTGTGTAAACCGACATGATCGGACGGCCTTTGGCATCCAAGAATGGAGTGTCTTTGCCGATGTAATCCTGCCGTTCTTCCACTCGCAAGCGAGCAGTCGAATTTGCGGGTACGAACGGCACCCAAGCCCCCGCCATCCCGCCACATGCATGCATGGGAGTGATGACTTCGGCCCTTGCCGGTTCGACGTGCTGCATCCCACAGGAATTGCATTGCCAGTTGGTGTCCATGCGGACCACGATCCCGGCGTTGAAGGCTGCGCTATGTCCCGATGCGTTACTCATGATTTCCTCAATCAGTATCCAACGACAATGTTACACCATGCATCGGTGCTGTGGTGGATACGGGAGTTTCTTGCTCTCTCCGCTTTATAGCATCCGCAAGAGACAGTACCCGGCTCTCGGAATAGGTTGGACGCTTGAGTCCAGTACTCCTTGCCGCACGTGCAGCGAAGAGTGGCACCACGTTTCCCATTTCGTCGTCCGACTGAGGTGACAATTCCCCTCCCAAATGTTTGTCCTACGAAGAGGAGATGTTTCACTGCGTATCCAGCCAGATGTCTCCCACCTGAGGATTGGTGGGGGCAGTAGGACCGAGAACCACTTCAGGAGTGGTTGGGGTAGTCGGGTTCAACGGGGGAACCGGGAACCAAGCGTCGGGGACGTTATCCAAGTTCAACTCATCCGCAGGTTTCGTCTCGATACAAGACACACCGATGACCACATCTTCACCTTGTAGACGGCCACGAATCTGGAAGTTGCTGATCTCGTAGAACCTGCCGTCGTAGAAGATGAGGTCGTTGAGTCGGTCGTCCTTCCACACAGGTGATACCTGAGTATCAGAAATCCTGTTCCCATGGGCCTCGGTAACCGAGATTCCTTGCTCAAACAACTGCCTCGCTCCGACAGCGAAACGTAGTCGCTGGGAGGGTCGACGGCCTTCCGGTGAGTAATCCTCGGCGGCTTCCTGCTGGTCAGTCCAAAGTACTGGAACTCTTAGAGGCAGTTCGTAACGACGGTATCCCTCGTCGTACACCGAGTCATACTGGCTGTTGACCGTGTCAAACACGTACCACAGCACGGCTTCGCCAACTGTGTTCTGGTACCGAGTGAATTCTCGGGCGACGTGCCCGGCCTCACGACGAGGGTCGATAGCCATCACATCACCTCCCCGTTGTAATCGGCGTAACCAGCCAGCCGCTTCACAGTCATCCCGTGAGGGTCGCCCACGTAAGACTCTCCGGTATCCCAGTTGATTCGCTTCAAATCTTCTTTAGGGCTAGTTGGCTCTACCTCGTACACCGGGGAGAAGAGAGGAGGCTGTGCAGATCGCTCACCCTTGGCTGCGGAGTACCTTGCCGCACCCTCCAAGGATGTGGACCCCCAAGCAGCAGGTTGTATATTGCGCCCAAGCACCCTCTTCGGTGTAACGCCAAGAAGACCGTGCCAAGAAGGATCAACCTTTGCGCCGGGAAGGAACCAGTTTGCTGTTCCGTGGAACAGCGCCAACCGGGACATTAGATGCCCCCGTTGGTTCCACCGGACTGCCAGCCACCAAACCCAAGGTCAGCGGACTCACGGCCGATCTCTTCCACTGTTGCTACTGGGGTTCCACCGACACCGGGGCCGGGGTCGTGCGTAGACAGGTCAGGGATGTTCTGGTACACGCGAGTCGGGGGGTTATGGTCGTCGTATTCCCGGTCCTTGTACATCGGGACGAACCTTCCAGTCATCTTCGCAACCCGTCGCAGGTTGAAGATGTCGATGTTCTGAAGCCCAACATTGAGGCTCTTTGCCCTCTCGTCGTATTGCTTCTCCCAGTACTCCAACATTTGCCATACCTGCTGGAACCGCTGACGGGCTGGGATGAACATGCCCTCAGGGCTGTTCACATCAATATCAGTACTGAACTCAGTTACCAATGACCAAAGGGCACGGACCACGGTGCCCATAGCGATCACATCCAGTTCAACCGTACTGATTGAGGACAAGTTCTGGTCGTGGCGCTGAAAGAAATGCTCTCCGACAGTGGCCGAAGCGTAGAACGCAAGGTCAGCGTTCAAGAACCACTCGTAGTGATACCCGGCTACGAACACACGCTGACCTTGGTATTCCGTCGAAGAGAACTTCAACAGCCCGTTTCTCTCGTCAACTGTCCACGCTGTAACCGGAAGCATGACAAGGTGTTCTGCATCAACAGCGTTCGGACCCGGTTGGGCTGCGGTATAAACCTGAAGAGTGTCGCCTTCCACGTTCGGGTGGGGAAGACGGATAGTGCTAACCCTTAGAGGTCCAAGGTCTACTTCAAAGAACAGAGGAAAGTCGCGCAGCAGGTTTCGTGCCGACAGGACAATTCCTTCCAGAGTGGGAGCGGTAGCAGACATTAGAACTGAAACCATTTTCCGGTGTTGTTTGTCGCCATGAATCCTTCAGGACGAACGATCACATCCCCGTTGGTAGCAGTAGTGATGGCGTTATCGAAGCAGACAAGGGGGGCGTATCCACTTCGGTCGCCGTTGGTATCCAAGAAAAGGATCAAGTCATAGGGTCCGCCAGATTGCACCACTGGTAGCAAGACCGGCTGAGAAGAAGCCCAACCGTCAGTGGTTACTTCCTTGCCCATCAGAGGGGCGACGGAAAGCACAGTAACGCCGCCCAGTTGCATGTCGAACAGGTTTGTATCTGTCTCGTTGAAAGTGTGGTTACCCACAGCAACGGCAAAGACACGTGCCGTAGCCCAGTCCAACAGTCCGGTCGCAAGAAGACTGCGTAGGGCGATGTACTTCATGAAGTCACCACCACAGCGTTATAGGCATAACCGGTTCCATCGGTCGGGATGGGGTAACTGCCATTCAGTTGGGTCACGCCCTGCTGAAGGGTTACTCGGCTTTGAGGAATGATGGTGACCTCGGTGCCGTTCTGACGAATCTCCGCATCCCAGACGCCTCTGGTGGTTCCATACGACGTGGCAACCTGCGTCTCGTAAGGGGACAGCCAGAACCGAACATGTGTGGCATCCATGATTTCAGCATGCATGGTCGCCAAGAGCATTCCGTACTGGTTATCGGCGCGCACCTGAGCAACGATTTCTCCGCCCACCAGCGAAGGCACGGAAGTGATCGTCATGATCACGTCGAAAGTTCTTCCGCCCACAATCGTAATTGCGGTAAGGGAAGAGGGGGACACGTAGAAGGGCACTGGCGTATCGTAGACCGGTTGGCCGGGCAAGGTGTCACCTACCTCTGTCCACTGGACTGTGGAACTCTGAATGCGAGTGTACCCACCCCAGCCGGTTCGACCAGTGACCTTGTAGCCGTCCTTGGCTACAACTGCGGCACCAATCGCTACCGCACTTGCGGTTGCGGAGGTGGTGTCCATCGTCACACCTTGATGTAGGTGTAGACGGTCAGGTACTTCGGAACGATGTTGACGGGTGCGCCGTTACCGACGGTCGATTCGTTGACCGTGTGGCTATGAGCCGGGGTGGCGTCCACTGTCAAGGTATGAGTGTGGTTTGGTTCGTTTGTCGTGACATGGTCGTGGGACCCCGACGAACTGTCGATTTGGATACCGGTCTTTGCGGGGGCCGTGTACTCCCACGGCTTAGTTCTCCATGAATGCGACATATCTGCTTGGACGCTGTCCAAGTTAGAGTCACCAAGCACATCGACCATGATGTATCCCTGACCAATAACTGCGGGGCCGTGCTTATGCCCATTGTCGATGACCTTGTGGTCATGTGTCCCGCCGTCCACCGTCCCGTGCGAATGCCCTCCAGATGGGCTGGAAGTAGCGGTGTGGTCATGCTCGCCAGCATCGTTTACTGACACGCTGTGAGAGTGTGACGGGAGATTGCTGATGGAGAGAGTTACGGTATTCGACCCGCCAACCACGCCGGGAGTGACAGAACCAATCAGCGTGCGCTGAGTGGCGTCAGGAAGGTCCATGTACCGGGGGCTGGCGTTAGTGATGTAGGGCTGAAGACCTTCCACAAGGAACAGCAGCGGGTATTGATCCTCAGTAACCCGCTGACCAGCAAGAGGAATCCATCCCGGCATCTGCGCTGCGGAGCGCATGGACTGCTTGATGTCACCGGGCTGGTTGGTGTTGGAAGCGGTACTGATTTCCTCCCAGTTCATCGTCACAGTGGACGATGTCTGGATGTAGACCCTGCCCTCGTTTGCCCCGCCACCCGTGTACTGAAGAATTGTTCCCTTGGGGGCTGAGGGGAAAGAAGCCTCTTTGCGGAGGTTATACGAGCGCATGTCCCCACTGATGAGGGCGTCACCTGCGACTACAGCGTCGGAACCGACGTTGAGTCCGCTGTCGATGACGAAAGAAGAGTGGAGGCGCAAGGTCCCCACTCCTGAGCGGTACAGATACGTGTCGGAGTTATTCCACTCCAAACGGCCGTTACCGTCGATGCGGAACACGTCGTTACCGGCATAACGGTTGAGAAGGACTGGCCCGTCGCCGTTCACCGTGGCGACGAATACCGGCTGAAGCATGTTCCGCTTGTCGGTATACGTCGACTCAAACTGGCTGCTTCCGATGGGTACATACACCGCCGCTAGAACGGTGATGTTCGCAGGAACATCAGGAAACAGGGGATCGGCAGCGGGATTACCGGGGACCGACACAAGCGTCCCACCGATATTCACACCGATGAGGTCGAATCGCGGCTGCGATCCGCCCGCCCCCAACGTCACGCTCTGCCCGCCGGTCATGGCGACAACAGTGCCGTTGACGAGGGCAACACCGTTAGAACCCACGGCTGTGGAGGCAACCGTTCCCGATACGGTTACCTCACAGCCGTAGACCACGCCCCAACGGGAGTTGCCGAGGATGTTGAAGTCGATCTGGTCGGGTTCCGACATCTTCGTGCTGAACACGCCGTCAGCATTTGGGATGAGGAACCCACCATGCGTTGTCGTCATCGACTTCTCACTCTCCTGCGTTTGATAGGCCGGTTAGAGCCTCAGTGCCAAACGTAGCCGAGACCGTCCAAGTAACTGGCGATGTGGCGAGGCATGCGGTACCGCTTTCCCGCCTCCAACTTGTAATGCACGTGGGGGTTGCCGTACGTGAAGTCATCCAGCGTGGTGTTCATGCGGATGATCTGCATATCCGAACGGGGTCCGCTATCGGGAACCTCGGTGATGCTGTCCACGACGATCTCACGGGAATTGCCCATGAGGTCGGCCATGGTGGTGACTTCGTTGTCTTCTGGGGTCTGGCTCTTTGCCACGATGTGTTCTCCTTCGTGTGTATCGGTGCGTCACCGTAGCACGGTGACGGGTGCGTCAGTAGCCCGTAACTCGGGTGGGCTGGAGCGCCTCAGACGAGGCCGACGCTATCACGGCAAGAGCCGCAGTGCCGGTGCTAGTCGTGGTGGCATCATATGCCGTACCGACCGAAGCGCCAGCGGTAGCCATGCCAATAGGGTCATTGGCTTGGTCAGTGGGGTCACCCCAAGTGGTGGGGCCATGGACTGCAACAATGCTCATACGGGGGTTCTCCTTGAGAAGATCGAAGAGGTGGGGGGCCGAAACCCCCCACCCAATTCCGATGAGCGGTGCTCAGTTGGTGACGATCTTGCAGACCGCCGACTCGGTGATGAGGCCCCAGCCCCAGATGGAGTACCAAGCGAGGGCATGCTCACGACCGAAGTCCAGCACGCCACCGTCACGGAGTTCCACCGGGAGGCTCACAGCCTGACCGAAGGCGTTGTCACCGAGCATGATGGCCTCGTAGGCCGTGCCACTCGGCACCCACGCCTGACCCCAGCCGGGGGTGGCCACACCGTCGACACCAGTGAGGGCGTCGGCACGACCGTCCTGCCACGCTGCGGGGACTTGGGTGATGTCCGAACCATCCGTAGCCGTACCGGTCACGTCAGTACGGAAATCGGGGTTGGTCTGGCTCGGCTCCACCGTCTTACCACCGGGGAGGGTGGCCGAGTCATCGGTATCCATGGTGGTAGCGAGCGGTGCGCCGATCTGCGTGGTTTCGATGAACACCACATCGCCAAGGCGACCGATCTCACCGAGCATGAAGTTGCCGGGGGCGGCGTACTTCGTGACTTCGATCCACTCGGGGGTGTCACGCAGACGACGCGACTGGTGCGGGTGAATGAAGGCGACGTACGTCTCGCCAAGGCGCGGGATGTTCTTGCTGGACAGCACCTCGACAGCGTCCTTCACCGAGTGCGGGTGGAGGTAGTAGTCGGTGCCGCCGGTCACCGCAGCAACCGTCGTAGCAGCCGTGCCCGGCTCGTACACGCCGTAGCCGGTGTTGATGGCGGTCGGCTTCTGACGACCGAACACCACCGACGACGCACGCTGGAGCGTCTGGCGAGCCTGCGTGTCCATGTACAGGGCCATGTTGCGACCGAGCAGACGGCTGGCCGAGGCCATCACGTCATCGAACGAGGCATTGAGCAGCAGTTCCGAGACTGCCACGCCGAAGCCCTGCTCCTGCACGGTGATGCTGTACTGGTTTGCCGTGATGGCGTGCGTCCGCATGCGGATGCCTTCCACCAGCGGACCCGCCGGGACCGGCAGGTTGTTGTATCGCATGAAGTTGACGACCAAACCGGGCATGACGCCCAGTTCCGTCTTCTTCACAGCGAACTGCTCAAACCGCAGAACGGGCATCGACTGGAACAGGATTTCCTTCGACCAGATGGTCTGGATCGCCGGACCCATCATGCTGGTGCCGGTGGTGATACCTGCCGAGTTGCCGACGCCAGTGCCATCGAAGCCGGTACTGGCGTTATAGCCGACCGCTGCGGTGTACTGACTGTTGGCACCGCCGGTACCGACACGGGTGGTGCCCGTGATACCGGAAGTGTTGGGAAGTTGGCCTCCGAGGCCGTCTCCGACTGCCATGTTGTGTCTCCTTCAAGACGCTGGGACGGGGGTTAGGCCCCGGTGGATGGATTTGGGGTCAACGACCCCGGTACTGCTGACTGGCCGAAGCCAAGAGGCTGTCCCGATACTTCTTGTACGTCTCGATGTCCATTGACCGGATGTCATCCGGTGTAAGCCGTTGTGTAGTCGACAATTGTTCCATAGGACCGACCGGAGGTGCGGTAGGGCTAGCCCCACGATAGACCTGCGGCGGTTGCTGTTGCTGTGATACTACTGCACTCACGTTGCCCATGATGGCATTAGTGCGTGCCTTCATCTCTTCAATGGCGGCGTCAATCTGGATGGGGTCGTTGCCCTTCACCAGATCACGCAGTTCGGGAAGGATGAATTCCTGCTCCTGCTGGAGGCGGGCGAACTTGTACTGCTCAGTCTCAGCCAGTTTCCGCTCCATCTCAAAAACGGCCCGGTCCTGCTCACGCTGCTGTTCGATGGTCTGGAAGCGTTCATTCCACTCCCGTTCCTTCTTCTCCAGCAGGGCACGCACGGAGAGGGCGTCCTCTTCCTTCTTCTTTGCCTCTTCGGCCATACGGTCGGCTTCCGCCTGACGTGCAGTCTCCATGGACTCCCGCTCCTGCTGAAGCGCCTTCAACTGGGCGTCCATGCTTTCGATGCGGGGGTACAACTTGTCCTTCTCCTGCTGACGGGCCTTGTTCAGGTCCTCTTCGGTGAAGAACCGCCCAGTCGGCATTCCCTGACCGTAGTCATTGGGCACAACCACTGCGGGCTGTGACACCGCCTGAGAGGCATTCTGCGTCGGCCAGTCATTGGCCATACGCGGCTGTGCGGGGTCTGCGCCGACAATGAAGCCGGTGCCGTTGTCTCCTTGATTTCCCATTGTTCCTGTTCCTTGATCGGTGTGTTGTCCGGTAATCGTGTTTATATCACATCGTGACAGGGGTACACGCAAACCCACATCGTTTACCCTTTGAGGCCGCGCCTTCGCGCCTCTGTCTCGGCGTCACGGGAACGCCGCCCGGGGTACTTTCCAGCCAAAAGGTCCGCATCGGTTAGGCCCGGAAACAGTGACGGAATGACCTTGCCACGTCCTGCCGTTGCCGATGAGCCGGAACGGGATGGGCTGACGGTGGTGTTTAGTGGAGTTCCGTTGAACCGCTGGGTGTTGGTCGTCACGGGTCGCCTGCCTCAAAGTCCACCACTTCTGGCGGCATTGGCTGGTAGGCCCTTGCCATGATTTCCTGAGCGAGGGCAGGGTCGACCATGGGTGCAGGACCCATCGGCTTACCATTCTCGTCCACCTGTCCCGGCACCACCAGCGGCTGTCCATCTGGGGTCATACCGGTTGCCTGCATGGTGAATTGAGCAATCTGCGCTTGGATAAGGCCGAGGGCACCCTGCTCCTTGGCATCCTCCACGATCTCCTCAAAGATTTCTTGCATCTTCTGATCGGGAAACTGCGTGCCGAGGTCACGCAAAGCGCCACGCTTGGATTCCAGTCCCATAGCCATCTTTGCCTGAATCTCGTTGATCTTGATGAGCGTGTCCATCGGCATGGGCGACGGCCAGTCCACGTAAGTCCGGTATGAAAGCGGGTCCCGGGGGTCCAACTTCGGGTACTGGTCGGGCTTCAGCATCACACCAGAGATGTAGGGGTTGTACTCCGTCAGGTGCGGGGCATACAGGAAAGCGTGCTTCATGATCAGAGTGTTGATGTGTTCAAACATCTTCACGTACTGAACCTTCTTGCGGTCGTGCTTCAGCATCAATGGCTGATACTGCAACTGCAAGGCTGTGCCCGAAGTGTTGGAGATGGGCTGCAACTGGCCGAGTGCGCCACCGGGAACGCCAGTCAGTTCGTGCATAGCCTGCTTTAGCAGTTCCATGTACCCAAGCGGGCCGGTGAAGTTCGTCTGCAACTCCAAGTTCTGGATGCTGGCGTCCTTGTTACCGATGGCCCAAACTTTCTTGGCACCCTTCTCAAGGTTGCTCGCCTTGGCACCGATAATCACTGTCACCGGAGAGGCGTGATAGTTGATGATGTCGGAGATTTCCGTGGCCTTCTCGTTGTACTCACGGTTCAGTCCGATGATGTCCTGAATGTCCGAAAGTCCCCACGGGCTGCTGGCGACCGGGAAGTTGGGGCAGAAGGCGATGGGAATCTCGCCAAGGGGGTTGGGTCGGGCGTCGATCAACTCGTCGTTGATGTATTCCTCAATCGTGTCCTCGGTCATCAGTTCCACATAGGTGAATACCTGACGAGTGCCGTCACCAGCGGTGCCCCAGAACTTGTACTTCAACTTGAAGCGGATGAGCCGGGTCCGGTCGTGAGGGTGAAACTCGGGGAAGCAGAAAGCCGGGTTGAGCGGAAGGATGCGAATCTTTCCGTCGATGGGAAGGCCGGTGGCGTCCACGTACGGTTCTTCCCATGCGACCTTGACGAACACATCGCCAGACACCGACCCCAACTGACCAATCTCCATGATGACGGCCGACTTGTTGTTGTCGATCTCCCATACCCGCTTTAGAGCATGCGGAATGATGGCAGAGGTGGCCTCAGGACTGTGGAAATTCACGCCCTTGCCGAACGAGAAGTTGACAAGGAAATCGCTGAATGCCTTGATCCAGTTGAACGTCAACTGCGGCTCGCCAGCCTCACGACGGTATGCCCAGTGATGACCGAGATACCAAGCCCAGTTACTGGCGTATCGGTTCAGGCGAGGACCGTGGACCTCAAATTCCTCGTCAGCCAGTTCCACCAAGCCCAACGGGCTGATGGCAATAGTCAGGTCGGACTGCGATGCCCGGTATGACGGAGACTGAAAGGAAATGCCGCTCACTGGTCAGTCAATTCCCGGCAGGGTGAGTTGTACTTTTTCCATGAATTTCTGCTGGGCAGTTCGCTGCTTTTCCTCAGCCTTGGCCTCGCTGACGTACTCGCGCACATCACGGTTGTAATCAGGGTCTTCGCCAGCCTCGGCACGACCTTGTGTCCACCCGACTTCGTGCATGAGAGAGATGGGCATGTGAATGTTTTCGCCGAATTGGTTGAATGAAATGGGGCCATGGCTGGCCGCAGCGCGACGAATTCCTTCGTCAATGTAGGCATGCATCAGACCCTCACGGCTGATGGTTGGGTCTTCGGGAAGACCTATTGCTTCCTTGGTAGTCCATTCAGGGGCAACAGGGTCTTTCTTGTCAGAAGCCACTCGCTTGGCAGGAGAGTAAGGCTGATTCTTACTGACGGTACTGCCTCTCACAGTCAGTTCAACAGGACGGGTGGCCTTCAGAGGCTGTCCCGAAGAAATACCCCGCCACCATGTATCGGCTGCGACCGGTACGTTCTGCCGCAAGGGCCACGCAAGTTGCGTGCCGTTAGGAATTCCGCTTGCCCGTTCAGCCGGGGCTGATTGGCTAAACATCAACATTCCTTGATTAGGATCACCATAGGTGTGATGCATGGCAATGTTCATGTAGTCAATGTGTTCGGCGGAACCGGGGATGGACTCACCAGTCATCTTGCCGTGCGCCCACGTCTTCGGCTTCGACACGGGGTCATATTCGGACATTGGGTCCACGCCTTCGTGCCCAAGAGCAAGGCCAGCAGCCACCTCTACCTGTCGCTGCGCGGCCAGACCGGATGATGCAATAGGACCAGTTGAATGCACCGTGGCGGAACTACTCGGCAAAGTTCCTGCCTTGATAGCGCCATGTTCTTCAGCAGCATGCGAAGCAATCGCTGCAATCTCTGCTGCTGAAAGCCCACTTACAGGGTGGTTCACGTTTGGAGCAAGGGAAGTGGGAGTACCAAGGCGCTGACTGACCGCCTGAACCCCTTGAGGGGTAAGCCGCACAGTATGGGCACGCTCAGGGTGAAGCATTTCCGAGAGAGAGGCCGCCACCATTCTTTCCCGCTCAGGGGTGTTTGAAGGGCTGGCTGCTGCCGCCATGAGGGCAAACCGCTCACGGGAAATGTTCGGGTTACCGGTATCCGGTTGAGCGGCGAGGAGTTCGCCATGGTGATTGAAATACCACGCTGAACCACGGGGCGGAACTTTCACCCCGGTCATTTCGTGGATAGCCCTTGCTTCTCCTACCGCTCTTCCAAACGTAGCGTTGGCATGCTTGGCAATGTTGTTCAAGGTCATCGGGGAGTCAACCAAAACATTATTGGCCAACATGTGGTTCAGAAGAGCAATGTTGTCTTGAGCGTCCGAAACCGTCTTGGGCTTCAATTCCTTCCCAGCGGCGGCAGCGTCAAGGGTCTTCTGGTGAGCAGAGATACTACGTGCTGCGTTGGAACGGACGTTACCGAGGTCAGCAAACGCCGCTTCAACAGCCTGCCGATGACCAGTCAGGGCAGGATCATTCCACATCAACGGCGTACGACGGGTTGTTGCCATTAGTAGTGACCTTTCGGATTACGCCAGCCCTTGCTGATCTGGGCGGCGCGATGTTTCTCCAGAACGGCAGCAGACTTGGGGGCCAGTCCCGGGGGGAGACTGGCTGACTTGATGTACTTGTCCATTGCGGCCTGAATCGGTGCTGGGGTGTCGTTCAGGAAGGTGAACCCACTCGCCAGCCGATCCGTAGACCGCAGCATGAGAGGACGCGTATTGCTGACCGGACGGCCCGCTGGGGCCGTCTGAAACTGCTTGAGCGTCTGGGCTGCGCCTCGGAGTGCTGGGTGCTGAAACAAGGGTTTCAGTTGGTTATTGGCTTGAAACCGGGGAGGTTTGAGTAATGCTTGTCCGATTCAGCGCCACTCAACATCCACCCGCTCATGCCTTCGTTGACGTTTGTGGAGCCTTCATGGGGCATGAAAGCAAACGATTTACCGACCTGCCATTTGCTGCCTTTCCATGCCGTCTCAGGGACCAGAAGAGAATCCGTTGATCCACCACCGGTAGCGTCTGCCGAGAAATACGAATGACCTGCGTCAGAGCCGTGGTAAGTGCCGACAAAGCCCTCGGTCCAGTGACCTCCTGCGGGAGTGGCAGCGGCTCGCTCGTTATGACGTTGGGCACCCCTGAACGACAGGTCGGGCGGCTCCCCCCTACCGGTCCCCCACGCCGGGGCCACCTTGCGATTGGGGTTGCCTTCGTCTCGCTGTCCACCATTAGGGAAAGTCATGGCGACCTCAGTCCTGCACGGAGGCGATGTTCGGGCGGTACAGGCGCATCTCGCTGCCGTACTCCAGTTCAAACTCGGGCATACCGTGAGCGGCGGTCACGCCGTACACGAAATCCTGAAGCATGACGGGAGCCTCAATCCACGTGGCCGAGCCGACATGGACCCGCTCACGGGTCGTCTGCATCGGGTCCTTGCGGACGGTGAAACTACGGCCACGCGCATCACCTGCGGTGTCCCCGTAGGCACCAAGGCCGAACTCGACCGGGATGTCGGTGTCAGTGGCCACGCCTTCCTCAAAGCGGAGCGGACCACGACGGATGTTGTTGACGGCGATTGCGCCTTCATACTGGACTTCGGGCGGCGGGTATGCCATAGCAGAATCCTCCTGAGGGGTGTGATAGCGATGTTACACGTACGGAGTGCCGCAGTGTGTCAATCAGCGAGCAGCGACCGCATTTAGTACGGGCCACGTCTTCTGGCCGACGACTCCGTCAGCGAGAAGACCATGCTTCGTCTGGAAGTGCTGGACGATCAACTTCGTCTGCGTGCCGAAGTTTCCGTCGATGGTGATGCCGAATCCGTCCTTCTTGCATGCCGCCTGAACGAACTGCACCCACGAACCGGTGGAACCGAGTTTGAGAGTGGGACGCTGGGGGAAGGGGACCAGTACGGTAAGCCCAAACTGGAGCATCGGAAAGTTCACGGGAGGAAGAGGCGGGGTGCCGGGAGGAGGGACAACGCCCAACTTCTGAACCACCGAAGCGCCATCGCTCCACTGGGTGGGATTGACTTCGATGTGCAGCCAACCAGCCCACGGCTGACCTTCGCCGTACTGGCTCGGGGTGGCGGGCTTCCATCCGTTGTACTGGTCGGCGCTACGGGAAGCATTCCACGTACGACATCCGACGTAGTCCACGATCAACTGGATTCCCAGTTCCTTGCTGTGGTCGATGAGGATGGGCAGAACTTCATAGAGCATCTTGGCCCGACCAACCAGACCGGTCTGATCGGCGCTCATGTACCGCCAGTCAAGGGCAGCACCGAAAGAGTGGCTTGAGAGCGAACCGCCGCCACGCACATCCCGAACGCCGTAAATGCCGAGATTGATACCACCATATCGTGACATCAAGAAGTCACGAATGCTGATCAGAGCAGGAGACGGTCCCTTTCCGTACAGCGGATGAGCAGTGGTGGCTTTCTGCCAGTTGAAGTATTCAGTCGCTTCCATGGTTCTCCTAACACCCGATGCAGGGCGGTTCTCCTTCGTGGTGAATGGTCAACGGGGCAGGAGTCTGCCCCTCTGTGAATGCTTTGCGACGGCTAAGGATTCCCCGCACCATTTCCATGCCCTTACGGTTGATCTCCATCTGCTCGGGCGAAAGTTGGTAATTGGGGCCTAGCGGCAACGGCTCGTCATTGACAATGCCGGGAAGTTCCATCTGCCCAGTGGGTTCAGGGTTCACCTGTTTGCGGATGCGGTTCTTGGTTATCTCGCCGCGAATGTATTCCTCACGGGATAGGTCCATCAGTCCTCCAGACCCGGTATCTGAATGTCGTAGAGCCGATGAAACTGCGGAGAACTTGACACCGCTTCGGGAACGGCATCAAGCCGGTTCTTCGGTTTGAAATGCTGAGTCATCGGTACGCCTCGGTGAGTAGGAAGCCAAGCAGCGTTCGGGCGATGGCCGAACTTGAGAATATCCTGCACGTAACTCGTCACGGATTCACCGAGGTCGCTGGACCGAAGTGAAAGAGGAACCACGTAGCCCTTCGCAGGACCATCAAGGTCATCTTCTTCATGAACACTGTCGAACATGACTGTCTGAGAATGGCCAAGTTCTGCCACAGCGTCATACCAATCCCGATCTGACGCCGCCGGGTAGACCCGAGTTCCGGGCAGGGGGCGATCACCGTCGGTCATGACACAACACTAGCCCCTGTAGAAGGGCGAGTCGTAGACCTCCACAGTGGGGGTGGCCTCAATCTGGCTGCACATACACGCCAGCGCCAACGAGTCCACGAAGTCATCGTGGGCTTCTCGCTCCCCCTCTGGGGCCTGCACCAGCAGGTACTGGCCTTTCATGACTTTCTCCACGTCGATCATCTGCTGCCGGAACCGCCGCCATACCCGGGTACGGCGGGCCTTGGAATGGGCCGGGTACACGACCAGAACTTGCTGTCATTGCTAGCAGTAATCGTAAGCGGTGCAGGTGTAATGGTTGTGGTAGCAAATACAGGATTAACAACAGTATAGTTAGAAGCTAATCCAGTGCCATCGGCAAGAACTAAATTACT